GAATGTATATTTGTAGGTGAACCACAAAAACTTATTAATAAATACAAACAAAATACGAACAATGACGGATAATAAACGTGTAACAAACAAACAAATTTTAGATAAAATTAACGACCTTAAAGTAGGTGAAGAAGGTCTTAACCTGTTGGCTATCAAGATCGTAAGTCGTATGGTGAAACTTAAGTCTATGGAAGACTGGTTTTCTCATGTGTCCAAGTCTGACATAGCTTGGTCAACGTCTTACAAAGATCTTGAGCTAACAGAAGAGGAAGAAGCGTTAGGTGAGGCTGCAAAGCTTATGACACTTATGAATCTATTTCAAGAAGAAGAAGCATATGAAAAATGTGCTATTATAAAACAACGAATGGACGAAGTAAATAAAATATTAAGAAAACATAATAAATGAGAAGGAAATTTTTAAAACAAGCTGCCTTAGGAACGATCGCGGGATTAGTATTCCCAGCGTTTCCAAAGTTAGTTTATTCAACAGAAAAACAAAAAATGATAATGAGAAAAAAACCAATGTTAGCTTATCCAGTAAGCGATAAACCAATAGATTATAACCAAGATGTATTTATGCAACCAAAATTAGATGGTGTTAGATGTGTAATACAATCTGAAGAATTTATGGGACTTCCAGTAGTAAGAGCATATTCACGCACGGGTAAAGAGTGGAAAAATATGCATCATATACTTGAGAGTTTAGTTCCTTTCTTCCAAAAACACCCCAACGTTATACTTGATGGTGAGTTATACAATCACGATCTAAGAGATGATTTTGAAACTATCATATCGTTAGTCAGAAGACAAACTCCTGATGATATAGACATGCTAGAATCACGCGATCTTGTACAGTTTCATTGTTATGATATAATAGATGAAACTAAAACATTTGATGAGCGTAATAGATTTATTACAAAATCTGTACCACGTAACAACTACATTAAATATGTTCCAACTATATTAATACACACAGAAGCTCAAGCTAAAGATTGTCATCAAGATAATTTAAACGAAGATTATGAAGGCTCTATATTACGTACTAATGACGTATACAAGTGTGGTAGATCGTGGTCATTGCGAAAGTTTAAAGATTTTCACGATGCTGAAGCTACGTTAACAAGTTGGGTTGAAGGTAAAGGTAAACGTAAAGGTACTATTGGTAAATTTATGGCTGTCGATGCTGATGGTAATGAATTTGGTATGCCTGTTATGGATAAATTTAAATATTTACAAGATAACTTCGAAACAATGAAAACGTGGGTCGGTTGTGTAGCAACATTCACATACTTCGAACGTACAAAAGCTGGTAGTTACAGACACCCATTATTTAAATGTATTAGAGATTATGAATAGAAACGAACAACAATTATATAGGGACATTAGCAACTTAACTAAAGCCCTAGAAAAACTAGTAAAAGTATTAACTAAATTAGCAAAAGATCAATGACAAGAATAAACGTAGGGATACCACCAGCTGAATTAGTTAATCAACACTTAATAGCTGAGCACAGAGAAATAAAACGAATACCAAACTGTATTGCTAAAGGTAAATATAACATGGATGGTATACCTGATAAGTTTAAACTAGGTACAGGTCACGTTAAGTTCTTCTATAACAAACTGTTATACCTTAAGAACAGATATATTAGTTTGTATAACGAGTGTATTAAACGAGGTTTTAATGTACAGAATTACATAGGTGCATGGGATAATGTACCACAAGAATTAATGAATGATTATACTGTAGAAGCAAATGATATAATAATAATAAAACAAAGAATATATGAGCGAAGATTTAATAAGCAAAATAAAACAATGGAATGATCAAAAATATGGTAATATTGATTATACTGATAGAACAATAATTATTTTAAAAACATTAAAACCCGAGGGGACTGTGACAACAGCCCCTAAATATAAAGAGTAACAGGCTAATGTCACGCGAAAGAAATTTAAAATACCTAAATGATAAACGTATCGTTTACAGAAGAGATCCAATTACTGATAAACCAGATCAAGAGAATGAATGCTACATGTTCTATCTTAATGGTACTTATGAATGTTATACATTGTTTTCATCTAGAGCTAAGATAACCACATACAAGAGTCTTAAATGGCACTTGTTAGTATTATGGTATCTTAATCCACAACTAGATCAAGATGACTTTATGAAAATAGCTGAGGTTATATCTAATAAAGAACAAGGATTTACTTCATTCACAATACACATTGATTTATTAAAGAAAATGGTTTATGAAGTTAGTATGTTAGACTTAGATGAGCCACCTAAAAATAAGTTAAGAAAAGTTATATTTAAATATGGTAATAAGTTATCTAAAGAAGAAAAGCTAAGAGTTGTAGGTGAATTAATAGGTAGAAGTAAAAAAGTACATAAAGATGATATATACGATGTTATGCTAATGCTACATCATGGTGGTTGGAGTATTACAATAGCTAGATTAGCTAGAGGTTGTGATTGTTCAACTAGAACTATACATAGAAATATGTGTACAGAATTAAAACGAGAAAAAGAATTATTAAACAAACAACTATGCGAAGATTAATATATGATATGTACTATGCTGATGAGATCAGCGTTGAGATAGCGGAAAGACTGCTTGACAAGTTAGAAAAAATTAGAAACAAAAGAAGACGATACTAATGAAACATTATAATATACAAAACTATATAAGATATAAAAACGATCTTGAAGTTACATTAAAAAGAATTGAAAATAAAGATTGGCATGAATATACTAGAGATGAATTAATAATGGTATTTATGCCATTAGTAGAAAATGTTGCTAGAAAATTCGCTACATCACAACAAGCTTCAGGCGTTATGGCTATAACGGATATGATACAAGAAGGACATTTGAATCTGATTAAAGCAGTTGATCGTATTGACTGGGAAAAGATAAATGAATCTGAAGACAAAGAGAAAACATTAAAATCTTTCTTTTCTAAAAGAATTAAAGGTGGTATACGTAGAGAAATAGATAAAAATAGAGGACAAATGAGATTACCAGAACATGTTGTAAACAGTATACGTAAAAACTTTGGTAAAGATAAAAAAGCAGTAGCTATGTTTTTTAATTCTATATTTCTAAGTATCGACGCTGGCACTAGAGATGATGACGATTTGTTTTTACAAATTGAAGATAAATCAGAACCATATAATCAAGAATTTTTAAATATGTATCTTGTAAGTTTATTAAAACAACATTTAAACGATAAAGAATATCATGTACTAAGATTAAGTTATGGGCTTGATTGTGACAAGCATTCTGCTAAAGAAATAGCTAGTAAATTAAACATAAATGGTAGTGGAGCTTATGTAAGAGTTTCACAGTTAAAAAAGCAAGCCGTAGACAAATTAGTAGAGAATGTAGACCACTCACAAGTGATTGATTTCCTGTAAGTTAAGTGAAGTGATTAATGTAAATTTAAATAAAAATGTGTAATTATAGATATACACCAAAAGACCAAAATTATGAAAGAATTAAACCAAAAATTAGCTGTTATACAGACTAAATTAAAAGCGAAAAAGTCTTCGTACAATTCGTTCGGTAAGTATCACTTCCGTAAATCAGAAGACATCTTAGAGGCTATAAAGCCTTTCTTAATCGAACATGGCGTTACGGTTACAATTAATGAAGAGATTATTGCAACTGACCCTGTTCCAACAATGCAATCAACAGCAACAATATCAGATGGCGAGAATGCTATACACGCGACCGCTCTAGTAGGAGTAGACCTTAATCAAAAAGGTATGCAAACCGCCCAGCAATTCGGCGCGGCATCAACTTACGGTAAGAAATATGCCCTAGGTAATCTATTGCTTATTGATGATACTGAAGACGCTGATGCTCAAAAACCATCTAAAGCTATTGATAAAATTAAACAAGCGGCAAAACCAGCTATAACAAAAGATCAATTAGCTAAAGCTAAGGAATACATAGCAGCAGGAGGATCAATCGATGCTATTGAAACTAAATATAAATTAACAGATGAACAAAGAAAAAATCTTACAGAAGTTAAAAAATGATGAAGACTATTATGGTGAATTTGGTAATCAATTCTTATCCAACTCTCACGTTGGTAGATTATTAAAAGATCCATTAAGAGCCTTCGAACCAAGCAAACCATCTCCAGCATTTTTAGTTGGTGGGTATTTCCATACTTGTATTCTAGAACCCGACAAGCTAGAAAAATACAAGATTGTTAAGTCAACTACTAGAAATACCAAAGCTTATAAAGATGTTGCAGGTGGCGAACTTTGTCTACTACAACACGAGGTAGACCAAATTGAATTAATGAGAACAAAGCTATATGATAATGATATATGTAGAGACCTTATTATAAATAACGGTGAAAAAGCATGGAAAGAATATGAGGTTCCAATGATCACAGAGTTATTTGGTAATAAATGGAAAGGTAAAGCAGATATTGTTAACCATGAAGAAAAGTTAATTATTGATTTAAAAACAACAGCAGACATTGAAAGGTTTCAATGGTCAGCGTCAAAGTATAACTATGACTCACAAGCTTATATTTATAGTAAGTTATTTGGATATGAGTTTTTGTTTATAGTTATCGATAAGAACACCCATCAAATTGGTATGTTCGACTGTTCGCCAAAGTTCTATGAACGAGGTGAGGAGAAGGTGCGTAAAGCAAGCGAGGCTTATGACTTGTTTTACAAGACCAAGGATTTTGATCCTAAACAGTACTTCATAAGCAAAACCCTTTAAACCAAAAATCATGGCAAGAACTAAATCAAGAATATGCACTGTAAGTGGTGTTAAAACTAGTGTTAATAATTTCTACGCAAATCAGAACCATGTGAAAGCTGTAGATAACTTAAGAAGAAACACTGGTGCTACCAAAGAGCAATTAACCAGAATGTTTAACCAAATAAATAATTATTAAATGGCAAGTATTATTAAAGCAAGTATAAACCTTGAGTCTATACCAAAAGAGAGAATCTTTGTAGGTAAGAAAGGTAAATACTTACCAATCACAATTACGATTAACGATGAGTTAGATCAATTCGGAAATCAAGGACCTGTGGTTGTAGAACAAACTAAGGAGGAAAGAGACGCGAAAGCACCTAAGACTTACCTTGGAAATGTAAAAGTTGTATGGTCTAACGGTACAAACGTTGAACCAGCACCGAGAGATAATCAATCAGCTCCAGCGGCGCCAGCTCCTGCGGTTGAAGAAGATCTACCATTTTAGATGAGTGTAGAAGAGATCAATGGATTTTTGGTTGATAAATTCAACCAACATGGCCTAAAGGAAAATGCAACGCAGGGGATTTGTCCCCTGTGTTCGCACACTAGGAAACCCAAAAACCAGAAAGCACAATGTGCTAGCTATGATTGGGAACGTGGTCTCGGTACTTGTCACAACTGTGACACCTCATTTCAACTTCATACTTATCAACGCAAGGGCGCAAGCGAGAAGGTCTATGTTAGACCTACTGAGCCCGCCAACTTTAACGAGGTAAGTACGAATGTTGAGACATGGTTCGGTACAAGAGGTATTACAAAGAAAACCTTAAACGAGTTACGTGTAACTGAAGGCAAAGAGTTCATGCCTCAATCGGGCAAACCGGAAAACACTATACAGTTCAATTATTTCATGGGTGATCAATTGATCAACGTGAAATATAGAGATGGTAGAAAGAATTTCAAACTATATAAAGGCGCTGAAAAAGTATTTTACAATATCAACAGTATTGTAGGTTATGATTGGTGTGTTATTGTGGAGGGTGAAATGGACGTATTGGCTTTACATGAGGCTGGTATTAAGAACGCAATATCAGTTCCTAATGGAGCCACGTTGAATTCGAACAACTTAGATTATCTAGATAATTGTATTGATTATCTTGAGGATAAAACTAAGATTATATTAGCGGTAGATGCTGATGAACCGGGCAACGCTTTAAAACAAGAGTTTATAAGACGTCTTGGTGCTGAGGTTTGCTACCTAGTAGATTTTAATGGAGAAAAAGATGCTAACGAGTATTTAGTAGAACATGGGCACGCGATGCTAAGAGATGCTATAAACTCTGCAACTCAAGTTCCATTAGAAGGAGTAACAACATTATATGATATACAAGATGAAGTTAAAGAATTTGTTAAAAATGGATTTAAACCAGGGTTTCAGGTCGGGCTTAAAAACTTCGATCAAATCTTTTCTACTTATACTGGGCAGTTTATTACTGTTACTGGGATCCCTAGTTCTGGTAAGTCTGACTTTGTTGATCAAATGGTTGTTGGTTATAATAATCTATATGGTTGGAAAACTGCGTTTGCAAGTCCGGAAAACCAACCGACTTATCTCCACGCTCATAAACTAATGCGTAAAACTTGGCAAGACATGCCTAACGTTGGTGACATTGGTAGTGACAAATGGAAGCAAGTATCAGAGAAAGTTAACGACAATTATTTCTTTATTGATATGGATAGATATACTTTAGAATCTGTATTACGTAAAGGAGCAGAGTTAGTAAAACGTAAGGGTATCAAATGTTTAGTGATTGATCCTTATAATAAAGTTAGAGATGTAGATTGTAAAACGGAAGACGTTAATCGTTATACAATGGAGTACTTAACTAAAATTGAAATGTTCGCCAAGAAGTATGATGTGTTAGTATTTATAGTAGCTCATCCAACTAAAATGTATAAAGGAAATGATGGAAAAATTGAAGAACCTACTATGTATAATATTAAAGGTGGAGGTGAATGGTACGACGCTTCGTACCACGGATTACTGGTACACCGAGATTACGATGCTAAGACTACTAAAGTTAAAGTACTCAAAGTTAAGTTCCAAAACCTCGGTGAGAATGGCGCTGAGTCTAATTTTACCTGGGAACCACGTTCTGGCTCTTTCGTTCCACATGAATCAACAGTGGCAGAAGGTGAACCAATGCCTTGGGAATAATGGCGTTTAAACGTTGGAGCAAAGCACCTAGTAAAAAACCACCAGAAAAGTCTTGGAGTGAAAATGAAATGAAAATAATAGGCTGGTGCTTAAATAAAAACATAGGCGTAGGTATAAGCCCTGATTGGAAAGATGGTCTTAATAGATGGAAAATAGATATAAATATAAATGGTAAGACACATCAAGATCCAAACAGATATGAAAACGAAGTAGTTTACAATAAAGTTAATGAATATTATAAATACTATTATGATAAATACAATAAATAATAAAGTCTTTAGAAACGCAAACGAAGCATATGAGTATATACACGATCGTATATTACAAGATGGTGTAGAGTTTGGAGATACTAAAGCTCTTTTTAATGTTGGGTTTTATATAACAGATCCTAAAGATAGAAAGATAATAAACAAAGAGCGTAATTGGAAAGAAGATTATGCTGAGGCTGAATGGCAATGGTATTTGTCGGGTGATCCTAATATAAGTAAGTTAGGAGATATATACGGTAAGATACCTGAAATATGGAAACGTATGGCTGATAAACACGGTTATGTAAACTCTAACTACGGTCATCAATGGAAAAGAGAACGTCAACTTCATTACATTGTGGCGATGTTGAAAGCTGACTCTGAGACTAGGCGAGCTACAATAAGTATATATGATGGCAAAGAAATAACTAATTATTCTCACGATACGCCATGTACTTACGCCGTACAGTTTACAATTGTGCATAATAGGCTTGATATGTGTGTTACGATGCGATCTAACGATCTTTGGTACGGTTTTTGTAATGATCAATATCAATTCTCTAAACTGCAAGAGATGGTCTCTAAACAGTTAGATATTGAAACTGGTGTGTATTATCATTTTGCACACAACATGCATTTATACAACGATAAGATATGACATATTACTTATATCATATACCAGGAAAAAAGATTGGTGTAACAACTAATCTTGAAGAGCGTGTTCACAAACAACAAGGATATTACCCAGGTGAATACGAAATAATAGAAACATCTGATGATATAGATTTTATATCTGCAGGTGAAATAATAATGCAAAAATGCTACGGCTATAAAGTAGACGAAGTATTATATAGTGAACTTAAATTTAATAATAAAGAAATGAATATAAACATAACAGAACAAACAACAACATTTCCCTGTCCTATAAACAAACTAAAAGGACAACTTATGGATAACATGGGTATGAAATGGGAAACAGAACACGGAGACTGTTTAATAACAGAAAAGTCTATAGAATGGATAATGAACAACGTATTAACATCTAAATATAATAAAGAAAGATGTTATGTATACAATAAAGCATTTGCTAGGTGGTTCGACAACAACGACGCTCACGAAACTAGAACTGGCGGTATTATGATGGATCACACTAAAACCAACGGTGAAGTTAGTCATTTTGATTTAATTAGAATCTGGGCTAGTGAAAGAGGGTTGTATAAACAAGGCGATCCTAAAACTCAAGCTTTAAAGTTAGTTGAAGAGGTTGGTGAGACCTGTAGAGCTATACTAAAAGACAATCACAAAGAAACAATAGACGGTATTGGTGATTGCGTAGTTGTACTTACTAATTTAGCTGAATTATGCGGAACAGATATTGAACACTGTATTACCGTTGCATATGATGAGATTAAAAATAGAACAGGTAAAATGAGTAACGGAACATTTAAAAAAGATTAATATGAGCGATAGAGAAATAATGGATGGTAAAAATGGTATATCTGTAAGAAAGTCTTATGGCTTTAGAGATCCAGTTGTTAAAAACGTTTGTGACAAGTTTGTTAAACGTTCTGATGTTGGTTATGAAAAGTATGGATCAACATTAGATGATGAACGCAGGTTTAAAATGAAAGGTCTTCAAAAATATCTTAACGATATTCAAGAAGAACTTATGGATGCGATATTATATATACAGACAGCACGTGAAGAGCTTCGTGATTTATCTGAAGAAGCTTTAATTGATAAGCTTAAATACGATGAAGAAGAAATATAAAAGAAAGAAAGGTCCTGTCAGAAGTAAAAAAGTTACTTTTGATGGGATCACGTTCGCTTCTGGTTTGGAAAAGTATATGTATATAGCTTTAAAGAAAGCTAAAATATACGCTGAGTATGAAGGAGCAACATTTGTGTTACAAGAAGATTTTAAATTTGAAATAGACTCTTACGAACGACAAGCTAATGGCAAGGGTGATATGGTTAATCGTGGTCAAAAAAAGATTCAAAGTATTAAATATACACCAGATTTTGTAAGTAGTTCATTCATAATAGAATGCAAAGGTAGAGCAAATGAAAGTTTTCCAATGAGATGGAAAATGTTTAAAAAATATGTAAATCATAAGATGAAACATGTAACTTTATATAAGCCTCAGAACCAAAAGGAATGTGATAAGGTAATAGAATTAATAATTAAAAATAAATAAAATAAATGACTAGCGACTTAAATAAAAAAATATTATCTGATTTAACTGTTCACATGAAGTATGCTAAGTTTATTCCTGAATTAAATAGAAGAGAAACGTGGGGAGAGTTAGTCACGAGAAACAAAGAGATGCATCAAAAGAGATATCCAGATTTAACAGATCAAATACAATTAGCTTATAAATATGTTTATGATAAAAAAGTTTTACCGAGTATGCGCTCGCTTCAATTTAGCGGCAAGCCTATTGAAATTTCGCCGAACAGATTATACAATTGCAGTTACCTACCTATTGATCATGTTGATAGCTTTAGTGAATGCATGTTTCTTCTTCTCTCTGGTTGTGGAGTGGGTTATTCAGTTCAAAAGCACCATATCAATGTACTCCCTGAGATAACAAAACCATTTCAAGGAAGAACTAGAAGATTTGTAATTGGTGATTCAATTGAAGGTTGGTCAGACGCGGTTAAAGTTTTAATCAAGTCTTATTTGGGTTCTAAGAGATCATCTAAGATCAAGTTTGATTATTCTGATATTAGACCAAAGGGCGCAAGGCTTGTGACCTCAGGGGGAAAAGCTCCAGGGCCACAACCATTAAAAGAATGTTTAGTAAAAATTAAAGGAATATTAGATGGAAAAGAAGATGGAACAAAATTATCAACTCTTGAGGTGCATGACATTGTTTGCCATATTGCTGATGCCGTTTTGGCCGGGGGTATCCGTCGTGCTGCTCTCATATCCTTATTTTCAGCTTATGATGAAGAAATGATTTCTTGTAAATCAGGAAGCTGGTGGGAAACAAACCCACAACGTGGTAGAGCTAATAACTCTGCTGTATTAATGAGACATAAAATAACAAAGGAATTTTTCTTAGATTTGTGGAAACGTATTGAATTATCCGGAGCCGGGGAACCTGGTATATATTTTAATCACGATAAAGATTGGGGAACCAATCCGTGTTGTGAAATCGCCTTGCGTCCTTATCAGTTCTGTAACCTGTGTGAAGTTAATGTAAGTGCCGCTGTGCTCCAAATGGATATGAAGGCCGCTGCAAGTATCGTAAAACGAGAAAACACGAGGGTTTCAAAATTAATAGGTATAAACAAAGCAGCAAGAACAACCTGTGTGAAACCAGCGGGGACAACGTCTCTAGTGCTTGGTACTTCATCGGGTATTCACGCTTGGCATAACGATTTTTATATTAGAAGATTACGTGTAGGTAAAAATGAACCTATATATAATTATTTAAAAACAAATAATCCTGACTTAGTGCAGGACGAATATTTTAGACCACATGATACTGCTGTTATCGAAATACCACAATCAGCACCAGAAGGTTCTATATTAAGAACTGAATCTGCCTTTGACTTACTTAAAAGAGTTAAGAAAGTTGCTACCGAATGGGTTAAACCTGGACACCGCAAAGGTTCCAACACCCACAACGTGTCCGCGACAATTAGTTTAAAAGAAGATGAATGGGATAAAGCTGGAAAATGGATGTGGGATAACAGAGAGTGTTATAATGGTTTATCAGTTCTACCTTACGACGGTGGAACGTACACTCAAGCCCCGTTTGAAGATATAACGGAAAAAGAGTTTAACAAAAGAGTCAAGAGTTTAAACGATGTAAATTTATCTAACATTGTTGAAAAAACTGACGAAACAGATCTATCAGGTGAATTAGCTTGCGCCGGTGGTTCTTGTGAAATTTCAAGCTTATAACTAAAACAATTATTATGAACAAACTATTTTTAACAATGTTGTTTGCTGTGTCTACAACTTTAGCATCTGCTCAATTTGTAGGATTAACAACTTTAAATGAAGGGACTGATTCAACTTGGAACGTCACTGATAAAATAGGTGTTGGTTACGTAGTTAACGAAAAGTTAATGGTAGGCGCATCTATGGACGGTGAAGACGCTTATGAATTGTTCGGTAGATATGATGTATACAATGGCGTGTGGGCTACTTGTGTGTATAATCACGAAAAAGATTCTGAAGCAGAAATGAAAGACAAGTTAGAATTAGGATTAGGATACTCTTTCAACGTGTGGAAAAAATTATACGTTGACCCTTATTACGTGATGCCTGTAAAAGAAGACGCTGAAGGTAATAGAGAGGGGGAATTTAGATTAGGTGTATCTTATAGACTTTAAAACAAGTATTAATTAAAACAAACAATAATGGAAAAAGTAATGAAGTATTTTACAGGATTTCTTGGTGGTATAGTGGCTATATTAATGTCTATAGTGCCAGTAACAATTTTGTGGACGCTATTAACAGGCGATAACATGTTTGGAATGAATGTTATAGATAATTTTATAACAATGGTAAACGGAATTGGTAACGCTGGATTTACAGGGTTATTAGCTTTACTAGTAATCATGTATTTTCTTATGTGTGACGAATGTGGTGTTCCAAAAAACTGTAAAAAATAAATTAAGTATAAATTAAATTAAATTAAATTATGAGTTTTAATAAATTAAATACTCTCTTTGATGAGTTACAAGACGCTGTTAATGATTGTCAAGCAGATGTAACAAAATTTGTTGAAGGGAATAACTCAGCGGGAACGCGAGTTAGAAAAGCTATGCAAGCTGTAAAAGCACTAGCTCAAGAATGTAGAATTGAAGTTCAAAAACAAAAGAATGCTCAGTTCTAGAGCGTTCTTAAAATGAGAAAGGGGATAACGAAAGTTGTCCCCTTTTTTTATATTGCTATCAAAAAGATAGTGATCATTAGTACTATATATATAATAGGACTAATATCAATTTTATGTGTCTCCATAAATATAATATTACTACATTAAATAGTATATTAATATTTATTGTGTTAAATAATTGTTAACATTTCCATCTTGCTCTAGCGGCCTTACCTCTTTCGCCGGTCCAACCTTTAGACCTAGCACAAAATGATTTTCTTCTTCCAGCAGCCTTGCTACCAGGTTTAACCTTACCAGTTACAGCTGTTTTTAATTTACTACCTGGGTTTTGAGATTTATAAGAAGTAACACCAGCCTTAGTCATACCAGCCCCTTCTTCTGACGTTCTAAAATGTCTCCCTTTACCCTTTGTTCTTTTATTTGTTTGTTTGGCTGGAGAAGATTTTTTACAACTACCAGGAGCACAAGGTTTTGTTCCAGGAACTCTACTATAACCCTTCCAACAGTTACAAGATTTTTCTTTCATAGGACTGTGGCCATAGCCTTTTTCTTTTAAATCTAAATGCTCTTTATATGTTTCAGCCTTTTTTTTATCATACATATTATGAGGCTTAAAGCTTTCTTTTTTATTTAATGGTGAATTTTGGTACCCACTCCAACCTTTCATTTTGAAACTCATATTACCATGTATTTAGTTTTACCATTTTCTTTATACGCTTTTAAGCATCTATTTCTATTTTTTTCAGATGACACATAACTAACATGAACCCAGTTAGGGTTTTCGTCGTCCCCAAACTCCCATATCATTTGATCAAAGTTTAAATTTTCTTTTATAAACTTATACATTTCAGCGTTAGTCATAACCCCAAAAGTATCGTCAATATCCATAGCTTGACCCTTGCAGTGTTGTGAAGTCTTAGACCCACCAATTGCCGTGTTTAATTCTGGCGATCTATAAAAACTGTTAATCTTTATTGGTCCTCCTACGTGTTGCCTAAGAGGTTCAAATATATTTTCAGCAATTAACTCCATAAAATGAAGATGGTCATCCGTAGGAGTATTGTCTATACCTCTTCTTAAAGCAGTGTTACTATAAACACCCTCTTTGTAACTTACATGTTTACTTATCATATTGTTGTAGTTATTATATCTATATATCCACTAGCATTACTAGATTCTATATATAAATTGTAATTATTATTATTATAGTCAATTTCGTGGTCTGTTAATTGTAAAGAAGCTCCATTTGGTATAACAACGTTGTTATAAATGTAATATTTTTGCCCAACATATAAAATGGTGTTATCTGCAACCAATTTAACTAATCCGTTAGCAAAACTTAAGGATGTACTACTAAGAGCTTCAGTACATGTGCCTATATGGGTACCATCAGACTTGTAAACCTTTTCACTGTTGAACATATCATCAGTAGCTGCAGAAGAACCACCAGCTCCATTATCAACAGCCATTGTCATCGCTGTTCCCGGCGCACTAGTATAACCACTACCGTTATTTACATAAACTCCAGTTGTAACAACATTATCTCCTGATAAATCGGTTAACCAAAGATCTATAGTAACGGCATCCGTTGCGTGAGTATTAGTAAAAATCATAGACCTGAAACTGTCGGTGTTTAAAGCTATTTCTGTTTTACTTCCATCAGGTATTTTTTGAATAAGTAATCCCATTTTATTTTAATGTTAATGTCAACGATTTTGTTACTGACTTTCCTTTTTCCGTATAAGTGTTTGATATAGTTAATCCAGCACCGGTTTTGTCAACAGCGAAACTTAAAGAACCAAGCAAAGCTTCGTGATATGTAACCGGAAATGTTACTTTAGCTGTGTTAGCTGTTATTGCATCAGCTTGCGAATCTGATATACCATTTTTAGCGGTGTTAGCAGTAATAGCATTTGCCTGTGAATTTGATATAGTTGTTGTGTTGCCAGCCAAAGCTGTTGTACCGCTTGTGCCAAACCCGGGAAATGTAGCCTTGTCTTTGTTAGCTGATATTTCAGTTCTCAAAGCATCTAATTCATCTTGCATTTGTTGAAGCTGAAATAATAATGGAGCGAATTCATCGTGATTTAAATAAAATTCACAACCCGTCGCTCTTTCATAATCCCAATCTCTCTCTGCTTTTGTTAACTTTGCAGCGTCTGCCTTGTCAGCGTCACTACCCGAGGTAGAATAAAATTTTTCGTATTTTTTATCGTTTAATGCCATAATTAAGATCTATCAATTACATAATAAGTTACATAAACATCCACGCTTGTAAAGCAATTGTTACTTGCGGCACCCGTTAAATGGACATCAAATACCGTATCAACACCGGCTGTTAAAGAGGTTCCCCATTTACCAAGATAACGACCTATCTCATAATGCATATCTGTAGTTACACTGTTGTTAAACCTTCTAGAATAAAATATAGCGTTTTGAAAACTAGCGGGACTATCGTAACCAAAGACAAGATCACCTGTACCAGAGTTTGTAGACGCTCTATCTACAAATATAGTACAATGTGTAGGTATTGCAATTAAATTAGCTCCTTGTGCTGGTATTATTGGAATAGGTGTTGTGTGTAAAGCATTCATTTCACCTTGAGTTATTGTACGTCTAGCTATCATTGGCACCCCAAGGGTTACTTGGCTACCACTAGACACGGTAGTTGGTGTCCCTGTTGTTACTACAAGCTCGCCACCAACAGTCGTTGTTGAGGCAACTCCAGCGCCAAGGGTTACATTTACCACTCCATCAGCGGTGCCACCCCAAACTTGCAAACCGTTTGTGAGAGTACCATCATACTCCGCAGCCTGAATCTTCACTATACCAGTTTCACTGCCATGATCTGCTTCCAATACTTGAACCATAAGCTTACCATATTGTTGAAGGTTACCAGAAGCATCTTCCCCCATAAAATCTAACTCAGCAACACGGTCATTGTCAGCTTGAGTATCAGTTCTATTTTTCCGCATTTGTAATCTAGCGGCTTGATTATCATTTGATGTATTTCTAATAATCACAGCTGGATCATCAGCGTTCGCAGATTCAAAAGTAATCGTGTCACCATTTACGGTTAGATCACTTGTTACTGTTAAATTCCCAGCTATAGTAGTGTCAGAAGCGGCACCGGCAGCTATTGTAACGTCTATTTGACCATCAGTAGCGTGTTCACCCTCTAAAACCAACCCAGCTGTTACAGCTGTATTAGCACCATCACTTTCCGCAACAGAAAAAGTTAGTCTACCAGCTTCAGTACCATCGTCAGATTCAGATATTTCACCTAATATTCCAGCAAATTGTGTGTTATTGTTTCCCTCGTCCTCTCCGTACCAAGTGATTTTTCCTAAATTTTCTCCATCTTCAGTATCAGCAGCATCTTTTTTAAATCGTAATTCTCCAGACTTATCTTTATCAGTGTTATTTGTTACCATACCAATAACCGGGAAACCGCTATCAGCTGATGTTATAGTAACGTTATTTGTATCTATTGTAAGGTCATCACCACCTACTTCGAGATTTATATCTCCTTCCGCGTCTAATGTTATAGCACCATCAGCTTCTATTTCAAAATTAGCTGCAGCACCAGCGTAATCAGCGGTTACTAGTTTTGTAGCACCGTGTGTTGTTGTTCTTATACCGAAATAGTCTGGATCATCGCCGGCTGTAGCTACTAAAGAAAAAGCTTCGCCTTTAGAGAAAAACCCTACATTACCACTTTTATATATACTACTTGCGTAAAACTCCGGATTGGTTCCATATTGATAAGTGGCGTCACCACCTGATATATCAGCATAGAATCCAGCGTGGAAATTATTTGAATATGTATTGTCTTTGCTAATTTTAGCGTAAAAACCATGTTTTTGCTTCCAAGCATTAACAACACCACTAGCGGGTGAAGTATCATTGATATCAACGTAAACACCTCTTGTAAATTGAGCGCCAGCAGCCTCGGTATCAGTATCATAATCAAGGTGAATTACATTATAAAATTCTTGTGATGAAACAGTTGAAGAATTATCTTGATCAATGTGAATAGTTGAGCTTGTGGCGGATTCGGACACGCCTCCAGCGCTATTACCTCTTGTTATTTTAATAGCGTTAGCAGTTGTTAAGTCTGCGGCGTCTATATCTATTATGTTAGCAGTGGTGTTTTCAGCATCAATATCTAAAGCTATTTGATCAACATCGTCATTGTCTATAGTCAACGCGGCAGCGCCAGCATCATTAGCCGGTGATATATCCGCAACACCAATAACATTTAAAGCACTACCATTAAACTGCAGGTTAGCCTCAGCGTTTATAGCATCGGCACCAGTAGCTGTTAGAACATAGTTATCTGCTCCGTTGGTCATAAAATCAGATACGTCTACAGTTATAGCATCGATTGCTCTTTTGGTAACTTTACCATTAGAATCAACTACTAACATGTCTGTTTCTGTAGAGGTGGTTAGAGCCTCTAAATAAACATCATGTCTAAATCTAGCTGTAAAACTCTGTACATACTGACCTAACCATTTCATATTTTACTCGTGTACTACTATATACTCTAATTTCATGCTAGAAGCCACGCTAGGAGTTACCTTTACATCAGCAGCAGAGTCTTCAGCGCTCCAAGGTATAAACATCCAATCACCAGCGTATAACCTACCAAGCTCTTCAGCATTAATTGTTATAGTGAAATATTCTGTAGTGTCTGTTGAAAGATTTTTAATATAAACTTTATTAGCTTTGTCAGCTGTTACTGATAATGCTGATTGGTCTAGTAAAATAGCTTCTGCAGTTGAAGTATATTCAGCTGTACCACTCATCATTTTTTCTAAACCTTTACAGCCGCCAGCTTTGTGAAGCGTAGATGTTTTATAATAATTCATCGCCATACCAGGTATCATGTCGGAACTAGATATAGAGATAGTTGCGTTTGTTGTTGCCATATTTATTTATTTATTTATTTATTATTACTAAGCTGCGTTACCTTCACCTACTACCATATAGTCTATAATTACTGGTGTAGTATGAACAGCTGCTGTTACGTATATTTCTGCATCATCATCCGAAGCACTCCAGGGCATGAACATCCAATCTCCTCCATATAATCTACCTATTTCTTCTTGATTAATAGTAACTACGAAGTAATCTTCACTAGATGTTGAAGAGTTACAAATGTAAACCTTGTTGGCTTTACTAGCTGTTGCTTTAGCGAAAACCGCTATAGAACCATCAGTTGTAACTACATCTTGATCAGCAGCTACAGACATCTCAAAGGTATCAGCATCTGTTATAGATAAAACTGTTGCGCCTGCTGGAACACCAGTTCCTTCAAGATAGTCACCTACCTTAATACCAAGCTCTGCTAAAGTTGGACTTGCGCTCGCTAACTCCACTGTAGCGTCTGCGTTTGCTAAAGTTACACCATGTAAAACTTGTGTTCCATATAAAGCAGGTGATATTAATAATGTTTTACCTGTTTCTGATGTTTTTAAAATTCTTCTACTCATCCCAGTAGTTTGATCTAAACCCGTACTCAAACCAGCTTTATAAAGTGTAGTCGTTGAAGACACGTTTACTGGTGATGGGGCAATATCAGCACTAGAAAGAGAAAATGTTGCTGTTGTTGTTGCCATAATTTTTATTGTTTTTGTTTTTAATTAATTAATTGTTTTATGATTTTGTCCAGTAAGCGTATTCCACTACTACTGTGCCTCCTACTCCTAATACTTGTACACCCTCATTTGTATCGATAGGTATAAAAGCAAACTCTCCATTGTCTAAAGTCCCATAAGTTGTGTTACCATTATCAGTTTGTATATCTATAGAGTAGGAGTTTGATGTATTAGTATTTCTAATATATACAAAAGCTGTTCCAGCACCACCGGAATCAGCATATAAAATAGCTGTTCCAGCTCCAGCGACGCTTACTAATGATAAACCCGCTGCTGGAGTAGTTACTGTTAAACTGTCTGTTACTGAAAAATTTAATTCGTCACTAAAGCTAGTAGTGTCTTTTATTGTTAATGTTGGTATTAATGCCATGATTTATTGTTTTATTAATTTTCTTTCTACACTTCCATCGCTGTAAATATAGAATAATAGTTTATTTTTAATTATTTTTGACGGTCTACCTAATAAGTCTGTAACCGCTACTAGTTTTTTGTTTACTGTTTCTCTTGTTAATAATGGACCAACCCAAGTCCCCTCGCAATAGTCATAAGTTGCTTGACAAATAGTATCCCACTCGTTTTCACAGCAATAATCATCTACTGAAATAACCCAGGCGTAACATTCGTTGTTAAGCCAGTAAGGATTTCCTGGACCAGTAATGCAACCAGCATCATATAAACAAGATAAAGTATCGTTAACGTTAGCAATTGATTCGTAGTTATACGCGTTTGGATCCATGCAACCCATAACGATTTCGACACACGAACCGTTATCCGTGTTAGCAAGTGGATCAAAGTTAAGAGCGTTACTGTCCATACACCCATAAACATAAGCAATGCAACTAAAATCCTCCGTATTCGCGTCTGGGTTATAGTTAAGCATAGAAGGATCCGTGCAGCCATATATATAAGGTATACAAGTATTATTGTCACTATTTGCTAAAGGATTATAATTTAACATTGTAGAATCCGTACAACCGTAAGTAAACGGTATACATGTTCCATCGTTTGTATTTGCTAAAGAGTCATAGTTAAACATAGTTGGGTTTATACAACCATATATAACTGGAACACAACTTCCATCATCAACATTCGCCAAAGGAGCGAAATTAAAGGCAGACGTATCAGTACAACCCAATATAGCGCCTATACAACTACCATCGTCTGTGTTAGCGTTAGGATTAAAATTTATAGCTAGATCGCTAGTACAGCCATAGACAATAGGTATACAAGTTGAAGGTGTGTTTGCCTGTGCGTTGTAATTAAAAGAACCTGGTATCATGCAACCAACAACAACCGGTACACAACCACCATTATCAATATTTGCTAAGTTATCATAATTAAACGCCGTAGCATCAGTACATCCCCACACAGCTTGAGTGACACAACTACCGTCGTTATAGTCTGCTGTAAAACCTTGGGTATAATATTCCAAATATGAAGAGTTAGTACAACCAGGTAAATAGTAACAGCTTCCATCATCTGTATTTACAGTGTCTATATAGTTTACGGCTAACGAATCCATACATCCAAATGTCTTTTCAATACATAAGTCACCACAAAACGTTGGTGTTTTATATTTATACATAGGTTGTATAAACGGGGGTAAAACCTCTATTATCGTTTGTCCTAATGGGTTTGTTAATTTAAAACCGCAATGAGGTGTTGTAAGTTGTGCTTGAGACGTTACGTAAAACTTAAACTCTACTTGCTGTGGCGCGTTTAAGTTTATTATAAAATCTTGAGTGTAAGCAGCGGTATCTATCCAATAATAATATATATTAGTATCTTGGATTACTTCTAAATAAGAACCCACCCAACCGTCGCCTATTAAATCGTATAAAGTCAAAACATAATCACAATTGTTTATTAACGCCATTGTATTAGCGTTTGGATCGTAATTATACATGGTTGAATCAGTGCAACCAAACACTCTTAAAGTCGTGCATGAACCGTCGTTAGTATCAGCTAATGGATTAAATTCCACGTAAGCAGGGTCCATGCACCCAGGGACGGGAGGACAACCATCAGACACAAAAACATGTATCGAGTCATTGTCAAAAGCAGGATCGTCCCCATATACTAAAGTATCATTACATTGTATTAAGTAATAAGAACCGTCTAAACCTCCCCAAATAGCCCCATTTAAACCATCTCCATAACTATCGTATATCGTAAATATTAAATCGCCCTCTGGTAAACATCTTTGTTCTAAAACAGAAGCATAATCAGGTTGACCACCATAGTTACCACCGTTAGCTACTACATTGCCAGATGTATCTTCTATAGTCCAAGACGTCTCACTTTGATATTGATCTAAATTTATAACAATAGTAGTTGGTACACAATTTTGTGCAAAACTAAATATTGGTAGTAATAATAATAGTAGTAATTTTTTCATTTTATACTGATTTTTCTTCGAAATATGCTTCCCCGTATTGTTTTAATTTTTCCTTAGTATTTGGCTTAGGCACGTAACCCTTGTATATTGCGTTATCAATAGCTTTTTGATTTTCAGTTCTTTCATCTTTCTTCTTTCTTCTTAACTTACCATTTATCCTTCTTCTTCTATTTGCCATAATTAAAAATCGCTCATTAATAATTCATCTAAAGCTTCAATTACTTCTTCTTTTGTTGCCACCATTTTAAACGATAAGTCAGCCTGAAACCTTAAGGCTTCTTCTCCATCTTTAAATATAATAATAGTGGGTACAACGGCTATTTTATATTTTTTGGCCTCATCTGGGTTTTTAGCTATATCAGTAAGGCCTTTTGTTTTACAGTCTAAATCCATAAACCAAGAAACATTATTAGCTTCATTCCAACCGGCATTAAAGTGTTTTGCTTCTATTTGCGCAAAGATAGCTTCGCTAAATAGCATTGATATGAATAGTAGCTTTTTCATTTATCTATTGTAAAGTTTGTCCTCTATTTTGTCTAAAGTTTCTTTTATTTCTTCAACGTCACTTTTTGTTTCCATAATAGTATTACGTATCATTTGATCTTTCATGTCAAACTCCATACGTGTAACTTCTGGGTCTGGTGGCGCTGGAAGTGTTTTTGCTTCTGCAATATCTGCTTGTAAAGCAAACCACATCCCTATAATTGTAGCCATTGCGAAACCAATAGCTATTAAGCTTTTTATACTTACCTGAAACCCAGTATCTTCGTTTAATTCTTTTGCCATTTTAAAATATAGTATAATTCATTCCTATTTTGAAATCGTACCACTCTCTATTCCAGTACTTGTTATATTTGCCTTCTACAAAATAACCTAAACTTTTGCTTTGTTTTATCCCATATATTAATCCAAACGAATAATCATACCACTGCCCATCAACATAATTATGATATGAGAACTCGCTACCGTCATCGTAATGATAAGGCATAAAGCTGCCCCAAGCATGCATCCAAGTTTGTTTAGTATATTTGTAATAATCAAAACCTACAACCAAAGAATGCTGTATAACTTTCTTTAGTTCATTTCTTTTTCTTTGTGTGTAATCAGATAAAACTGTTGGTATAACAACCGCTTCCCAAACCTCAGGGCTTGTTGCTACAACCTCACCGTTTGGAGCATAGTATTCGCTATTAGCAATATCAACAGTATATCCTTCTTGTAGTGCTAAATACGTATAATGCAAATCGCCGTTATCTAACATCCACTCGTCTAAAGCGTTATAACCATAGGGTTCTGCAAGCCGATGTGTCAATCCAATATTCCAAGATAAGTTTTTAGATTTACGGTGTCTATATCTTTCTGAAGCCTCAAAGTATTTAATATCTGCAAAACCATCTTCTAAATATTCTACTTTTAAAGCAAAAAAGTTTACACATAATTCATCAGGGCAACCATCGTCAGAGCTGAACCTTATGAAGTGATGCTGATCCATGTAGTCTACACCTTCCTGTCTTTTGTAATCTATTTCAAATAGATATTCAACTCCTCTGATTTTACCTACAGTTGCCGCGTCACTGTAATTAGATTCCGTTCCGTCATAAAACGTTTGCGCTTTATTTTCATAACCAAATCTTGCTATCTTACGTAAACCTATGGTAAAATTATAATCATAAGGAGTTGAGATAGTCTGAGTAGATAAACCATTATCCACAGAGAACACGTCAACATCAGATAACGACGTTCCACCGTTTACTGCGGCATAAAACGTAGAGAACTTTAAAAGCTTCTTAACTTCTTCTTTTCCAAATGTTTGTGAACAACAAGTTTTTGGAACCGAGCAGGCCACAAGTATTGTTGTTATTATTATTGTTATTAGTCTTTTCACCATTGTTATATAGTCACTTATTTTTTTAATTCTTTACCTAATCGTGGTAAGGACATAATCCAGATTTATTTGTTGTCATTTCACCACACTGCTTACCAGATTTCTTGTGTCCTTTTGGGTATATTAAACTACATCGAACTTTTTTACCATCTTTTCTTTGTTCTTTCTCCTCGTGAACAGTACAAAGTGTCTTGCCTTTTACAACAGCTCTATTACATTTAAGACAAGTTACTTGTTCACCTTTTTTCTTTTGTTCTTTTTGTTTTTCTTTATTTGTTTCTATTTTTTTCTTTTCTTCTTCGACTTTTTTAATTTTCTCCTCTTCTTTCTTTTTCTTTTTCTTTTCTATTTTTTTCTTTTCTTTTACTTCTTTATTTATTATTCTAGACTCTTGTTCTATTCCTAGATCCCAAGGGTTCCAACCTAACAATAAAGCTATTTTATCAGCGGCTTCAGTTTCACTTTTAGAAGCTAGTAATATATTCTGTATTTTGTTAACAGCTCTGTCTACAGGTATATTTGTTGTGGCTGAGATAACGTTTGCTAAAGAATTGAACGCGGGATTGTTTATATTGAAACCCATTTCTTCAATAGCCCCTTGGTTTAACTGTTCTCCTTTGATACCAGTATATAATTTTCTTAACTTAGAACCAATAGTAGGTGACATGTTGGCAAACTCTATAATAGTTCTGGTTTGATCACCTCTAAAGCCTCTTTTCTTATGTTTAGAATAAGATAAATATCCATTTTTAATAGTAACAGCGACCGCTCCAGTTAATCCCATGCCATTTAATATAGAGTCAATCATACCATTTGCAACTCTTTCTTTTTTAGTATCCCACTGATCTTCATCTCCTAAAGCGGAGAATAAAGCTGTTTGTAAAGATGTAAATATAGCGTTCTGCACAGCTCCATAATAAGCAATTTTAGACAAGTTAGTTTTAGCACTACCTCTACCATTTTTCAAATCAGCTATAGATTTTATCATTAACCTATTGTACTGCATAGGTGTATTTTTAAACGCTAATATTAATCTACCTAAACCACCAGCCTGTTGTTGGGATATCATATCAGCTCTAGACGACTGTTGGCCTTTTTCTGTTTTATCTCTAAAATCTAAAAAAGCTTGTGCTTCAGCGTCTTCAGTAGTCATGCCTTGTTTTTCGTAAAACTTAACTTGATTTCTATAAAAACCAGCCCCACCGGAAGCAATAGCGAAACTATCTGCTATTTGTGTAGGTGTAAATCCTTTTTCTAATAACCAGGCTAAAGCGGCTTTTGCTTTATTATCTTTACCTTTTAAATGTGCGGCTAGTTCAGCCTCATTGATTGTTCTTTTACTACCAGCTCTTCTTTCTTTAAGATAATCAGAATTAAATATATAACCAAAATCTTTCCAATACTGCGGTTGGTTAGCAAAGGCTAACGCTGCTTTAGCCATATTGTTATTTTCCCAATCTATATAGTTAAAAGCAGATATAGTTTGTAAACTAGCAGATCTCATATTAAAAAACATCACAGCACCAACAGAGTTATTAACCCAATTGTTCCATTGTTGTTCTATTCTACCAGGTTTGCCTCTGTTTCTACCATACTCCATGCGGTATAACATGTCTTCTAACGCCTCAACGTGGTGGTTACCATATAAAGCTCTTAATTTGTTTTTATTTTCTTCAGAAAATATTTGATCTACATTTTCCTTCCAAATACTTAAAGCTTCAGCTCTACCCGCTTTCCCAACCATTTCTGTTAAGTCGTAAGCTATTGTTTCTACAGTCCAGTACTCGCTAGGCTTAACATACCCGTCTTTTGATCTAGATAGCGCTGATAATTTGTCTGAAAACTCAATTAATTGTGGATCCGCTTCAACAACTTTGATTAATGCTTTTTGGTCTCTTTTAGATAAACCAGGTATTTCCATACCATTCTTGGTCCACGTGTAAACCCTTACGGCTTGTTCAATGGTATAATTTGTACCTTCTATATTTTGTTTTAAGTTCTTTTTAACTTGAGGTAATTCTTTTACTAAAGCCTTATAATCATTTCTTATTACTTGTTTCTTTTTGTCAATTTGTTGGATCGCTTGCTCATATGGATCAAATAATTTTTCTTTAAAAAATAACTGTTGGTTTTCCCCTAATTGACCTTTGCCAATATATTTATAAGTAAACATTTCAAAGTCATAAGCAGAAGGTGGATATACTATATCTAAAATACTACCAGCGTTTCTCCCTCTTATCTCACCCTGTGCTTTAGAAAATGTTGCCTCAGCTTTTATACCTTCAGTATCTTCTAAAACTTTGTTAAAGGTATCGCTTAACGATAATTTACCACCGTCTTCGTTGTATTCAAAAGGATTTACAATAACAGATTTACCGCCATCAACTAGTAATCCAGGTGGGTATTTATCAAACATCGTTTGAACGGCATCTACATTCTCATGATGATCATCCACAAAATAAATATCGTTAAAACCATTCCAAACTAGATTTTGCTCTATCCAATCAGCTTTAGCCTCTCCAGTACTGTTACCAAGTCCAACTATATTTTCTAAAGGAAGGTTTATACCCTCTGACGCAAGCCAGGCTTGAATAGCAGGGGCGCTTTCAGCGGCTCTAGCTGTCAAAATATGAACATTAGTAACGCCGTATTTTTCAATTTGATTTTTAAGTTTATCAAATAAAGGTCCTCTCTTTCCTTTTGTTACTTTGTTGAAGTTTGAAAAATCCATTTCCCAACCTTCATTTTTCATTTTTTCTCCAAGAGTGGGCCAATCAGTAGCAGATAACCTTCGTGTTTGACCATCTTTTCTAGCTATAACATAATTTTCACTAACACCAACTGTTAAATCAAAATCCATAACCGAAGCACCTTGAATATTTCCAGTTGCAGTATTTTTGAGATTTATATTCTCAACAGCTTGAGATTCTTTTTTAGAATTTATAACAGCTTGCTTTGTTGATTTTCTTTTTAAAAGCTCAGCTTGTATTTGTCTAGCAGTAAATCCACTAGCGTTTGTTAGGCCTCTTAGCTCTTTATCACTCATGTATGCTAATCTATTAACACCTGCAACGTTGGCTTTTCCAGGAACGTCTAAAGTGTCAAAGGTTTTACTGTCACCAAGTATTTGTGTATAATCAGCTAATATTAAATCAATTTCAGAATCTAAATCGATACTAGAATCCGCTTTATACCTCTGCATTAATTCCATAATTTCAGAACTAACCACAGACATGGGTTTTAAGTGTTCACCTTTCCAGTTTATAGCATCAAACTTTTCTTTAGACATTTTACCACTAAGAAGTAAGTATGCATCCACCCTTGATAAACCCCGAAGTCCTTCTACTAAATTAGACTGCATTTTAAACATTTCTAAAATAGCAACCTCATCAACGTTGCCATCGTGCGTTTGGGTAATTATTTCTTTTATTATAGTTTTAAGTACTTTTTCGTTAGCTTTATTTGCCGCATCAATTTCAGCTTGTAAACCAGTGTCTTCAATTATTTTTTGAGCTTCTTTTTTAGTAATCTCCCCGTCAGCTATTCTTTTATTTAAAGCAATTATTCTTTTAAATATACCAGTATCTTTAGTGCCAGACATTTTATTCATCATACGAACATTCGCAAGATCTTCATAGGTAAGATTACCTGGTAAATTTTCTTCTGGCGTACTTTGTAAGTCGTTAACTAAACTCTCATAATTATCACGATGCTCTCCCCTTACACTACCTCTTAAACCTTGAGTCGTGTTTAAATATCTATTACCACTCTTAAACCCTAGCCATTCAAACCCAACTGATGTCATAAATTCTTTACCAAATATTTTAGAAAATACGGCCGCGTTTTTAACCATATTGTCTTTAGCTTTTTTGTTAAATCTTATATTACCACCTTTTTGAAATTCATTTGCTAGTTTGTTTTGACCAGTACTTTTTAAATAATTTATCGCAAATGATTTAAATCTCTTTTCTCCAGCGCTTTCAACCAATCCTTTGTCATACATACTAGAAACCCAATCTTTAATCTCTTGCGAAGCGGTTGGATCATTTTGTATAACACTTATAACGTCTTCCCAGTTATTTGAATCTTCGTAATTTTCTACAAGTTGAATTAATCTACTAGTTTCTTGTGCAAAAACTTCAGAGTTTAACGTTTCAGCACTTAACGTTTGTTCTCCACCGTCAGGCAAACTAAACTTAACATCTTGACCTTTGTCTAATAATAATGCTGTTTGTAATATCTCACTTTGAGCAACACCGTTTTCTTTCTTAAATTCTTCACTAGTAACAATTTGCATTGCAGCATCGTCAAAAAGCATCTCAGAGAAGTGTTTTAACGTCGACTCTTGAACCATATCTATTCTAACTATACTATGTATCCCAGCAGATGTTAATTTACCTCTCTGTATGTCATTCCAAGATATTTTAACCTCTATAGGTTTTTTAGTTTTTGGATCTTTTTTCGATGTTATTAGTATTAAGTTCTTTCCAGAAATTTTTACTTTACCCTTATGGATTTTACCGCTTGTTAACGTTACTTGTACCTCTCTTTTTTGAAACTCTGTAAAACTCTCTTTATCGTATAAAACAGTGTTTTTTAATTCTTCAATTTGATCTGTTCTTAATAGTTTGTTTAATATTTCTTGCTTTACTTCATCTGTGAATTCCATCTTCGTTCCAAGAATATTGCCAGCTTTAGGATCTTTAGGTTTTCCTTTTCCTTTTAACTCTTTAGATTGATCTACGGTAGCTCGTCCTTCTGTATCAACATACTCAGGGAAAATTTTATTAAAAGTCTTTTGGTTTATATTTTTATAGAAAGTTTCTATAGTTTCTTCTAAGAAATCTTTATAGTATTGTGTTGGTTCTCCGTTTTTATTTAGTTTACCACCAGTTTTAACTATTTCTTGAAAGTTTTTCCATAAAGCTTGCCCCATCTTTTTCATATCTTGGGTAGCATTTGGACCGTATATCTCTGAAAAATCAAACTGTTTCATTAAGTCTGACTGTTTCTTAATCCATACCTTATAGTTTTTACCATCAACTTCAAACTCCATTATTTCAGCAAGTTTTTGTCTAAGTTCAGATCTTTCACTAAAATCATTAAGTTTAGTTTCAATATCTAAAACGTAATCTTGATTATAATCACTGATCATATCCTCTGTGGTTTGATCTGGATCAATATTACCTGGAATTACATCGCTAATATCTTTTTTAAAATCCATTTGCATTTCATCCCAAATTCTTGCTAAACGAGCCGCGGCAACACTCTCATGACCTTGTTGAGTAGGGGTAAAGAAATAATAAGCACTAAAAGAATTGCTTTTGTCCTCAAACACGTATTCTCCAGTTTCAGGATCTTTTTTTCTATTGTAAGTTTGCAAAGCTTTAACAAACTCTACCATAGACTCTCCAACAAAAAACTCTTTTCTTTCGTCGCTATGCCCAGGTTTAGTGTCGTCGTACTTTCTTAATACCCTATCCATGAATGCACCATAGTTATTATATAACAACAAGTCTCTATATTTTTTTCCACCAGCTCTTACTCTGGCTTGCATTTCAAGATCGCCATTTGGATCAACATAGGTTTCGTGCTTTTTTATTAACTCGTAAAGTCTTTTATTTTCTGTGTCTATTTGTCCGCCTTCTCCACTTGTTCTACCTTTTGGATATGGATTAGATTCTTCAATGAGTATTAAATCAGATACTTTACCGTCTTTTAAACTATTAGAAACTCTTTCTGTAACATCTCCATCAACATCAATAGATTCTACAATGTTTCCGTTTGAATCAAAATAAGTTTCACGATTAACAGCTAAAGATCCTCCAGGTAGGTTTTGTAAAAATTCAACTGTATTATCTACGTTTATATCAACGTAACCATCCATCATACCAAGCAGTTCTTCTCCTATTTGAAGTATTGCTACCCGGTCTTCTTTAGTAAGCGCATCTGTAGCTAAAACACTAGTAGCATCACTAATCGCCGCGAAAAACTCTTCAATACCTGCTCTTGTTTTAAGATAATCTTTACCAAACTCTTTTTCATAATCCCTTAATCTATCACCAAGAAGTCTTCGTATTTCTTGCATTTGAGGACTTTTTGAATCATTTAAGATTGTTAAAACAGCGTTTTGAGCGTTAACTAATTCCTCGTCAGATTTATAATACATGTCAACGTGAAGAGCCTCATGAACATCAGAGTTACCAGCCCATCTATCACCCTCGTCGATGTTTTTAATTATAGCTTCGTCTGACCAAAACACAACACCTTTACCTTCGTAACCTGGTATTATCTTTTGAATTTCTTCTTTAGTAATTGTAAAACCGTTACCTTTACCTCCAGCAAATATTCTTAACGATTGAAACTGCTCTACAGTTATACCATAATCGCTTTCTAAAGTATTAATAAGCTCTTGATTTGTACTGAAACACTTAGCGTCAAAATCTTTACTTTTAATTGGATCTTCGTTTATCTGCTTAGCCTTGTCTCTAGTTCCTGATTTGTAAGCGTCTTTTCTTTTAGCTTTTCCTTTTATAATATTTTGTTCCTTTATTTTGTCTAAAACAATCTGAAGTTCAGCTCTTGTTTCAACACCATCAATTTCTTCATTATAATTAGGATTTTCTTTTTTCGCGTTTTCAATATCCTTGTTTAAATCTCTAACTTTTACAAGTTGTTTTTCTATTTCAACTTGAGCTTCTAATATCATTTCAACAGCTTTCGTGTCTGTTACAATTTTATCTGTCTCAGTAAACATTTTTTCTGCAGCATGAATTTGTATCATTAATTCTTCATACTTTTCATCAGATATGTAGTTTGGGTCAGATTTTGGTAAAGCATTATCAAAAGCGTATTGTTGTTTTTGTTTCCTACAATAAGCTATTATTCCTTTTGGGTTTTTAATTGCTGCTATTCTAGAACTTACTTCAGAATAAACAGCGCTGGTAGCTTTAGCACCACCACCAAGAAATGGTGTTGTTACCGCTGCCGTTAACATGGCATTTAAAGTAGGGTTCCAACTGTGACTGTAATCATCAGTAGCTACACCAACTCCAATTTGAGTAACTTCTTCTTGTAAACCCTCTGTTAACATTTCTAAACCTGTAGTTTGTAAAATATCAACAGCGTTTCCTACATTTGCATTTTTAGATATACCTTTTAACGCTGCTTTGAATTTTCCTTTCATAAACAGCGCAAAATGTGCTTTCATGTTTGAAGGAATAAATTTAGCAAATTTACTGACAAAAAAGAAATTACTAGCAGCGTCTAAAGCCGCATTAACACCACCAACAGCCATAGCCTCGTTGTAACCATCTTCGCCAGAATCTATTATATCTAGCATGTACGTCATTTTATCCTCTTTAGACATACTTGCCCAATCTAAGCCAGCTGCTTTTGCTTTTTTAGCAGCATTTGTTTCTAATATTTGAGAATAAGCACCAGAAGCTTCAGAAACTAAAGTTGTCATTCCAAGAGAAAATATACTTGATAACATTCTAAATGCTTGATCTCCCACAGCATACTGCCAATTGTCAGACGTTATATTTAATCTACCATCAGCGGTGTATAGTGCTGAATTGGGTTTTTCAATTTTAGACAATACTTCTTTGTATTGATCAGCTTTAAGTAAGTTATCAATCATTGACATTTCCTCAAAAACTATAGCTTTTAAATATTTTTGCCTTAATTCTGATACCTTGTAATTGCCCAAGGGAAAGTTTGTCCCTGTTTGACCTGCTTTATAATCAAAACCACCCTTCATTGAGAAATGATAACCTTTCGCGTAACTTTCAGGATCAAGACCGTCTAACGCGCTAAGTTTCTCTTTTAAAGCCCTTATTTTATTCCCTTTTTGCATAGCAGTGAACTCCTGTATTTCCTTTGGAAATATAACAGTCGCTCCTTTTGCAAAAGCACCTAATATATCACTACTAGCTATAAAACCACCAAACTCTTCTTTCATGCCAGCTTTATACCTTGCTTCTGCTAATCTATCATTAAACAAACTCCCAACTACAGCGGTTGTGTTAGTTACCATTTGTTGATAACTCCCGTTGTTTTTAAGTATTTCAGAGTATTGATTCTCAAGTTTAGCGTGGTATTCTTTTACCACTTTATCGAGACCAAACCCCGCTTGTATTTTATCAACAGCCTCGTTCCATAAGATTTGCTGTTGTTCTTTGCGTTGTTTAGATATTGTTTGTAAATTTTTCTTACCTTCATTACTATCCCAATATTTATTCATTAGGTTTAAATGAACTCTATGTGTGTGATCGCTAAGTTGTTCGTAATTTAATTCGTCTACTGATAAAAATCTACCACCATCTTCGCTGTAAGAATACACCTCTGGAGCGTCGTTTTTAGCATCTTGCATAGCGTTGACATAAGTGTCTATGTCAAACAATGGGTTCTCTTGCGTTCTATAATCTATAACTTCTTTAATTATACCATTTAATCTTTCGGCTTTTTCAGTTGGTGTCTCATTATCCATCGTCCAGAATTTTTCCCATAAACCTAAATTTATATCTTCCTCTCCCTCTGGTGTTATTATTTTTATAGCATTAACTCCTGGTCTATCCTCAACAACTTTAACGCCAAGACCACTAAGCTTTTCGTTTAATTCTTTAGCGGCTTCTTCTTCAGACGGTCTATTACTTACCCCAAGATTAGTCCCATCTTTAGCTATGTTTAGCACACCAAAAAATTCAGGTTTTATATAAAAAGATTCATACGGGTCTTCTTCTGATACCTCTTCTTTATCTGGCGGAAATATAAGTTGAGGCTTTAAATACTCAGGCGTTTCGTATCCCGATGAAATATCTTCCGAATTTGAACCCCCATTCTTGGACGCTGCACTTTTTGACGTCACGTTCGCATCCACTGACACAACGTCGTTCTCCTTTCCCGCTATTATCCCTAGCTCTATTAATTCTTTTTCAGAAAGGGATTTCATGTGCTTTATTTCCTTTTCCTCAGCGTTTTTAGCTATTAAACTAGCAATATACTCTGCTTTTGTTCCTTTAAACATATAATTTTATTTATTGTATTTTTCTGCGATTTCTCTAGCGAGATCACCTGGTGTTTTTTTAACCTGAAGTGTTTCTTGATCAATTTCACCATAAACCTCTTTCATTACCTCTGTTACATATTTACCTAGAAAGTTTTTTAAGACATCAGCGTTTTTCGGGTCTTTCATCCACGAGTTGTCCCTAGGTAATGGTTCTCCAGTGACTGGATGTATATAGTATATTGGGTCTGCCAAACCGTCTTCATACTGGTCTGCAAAAGATTTGCTTTGATTATCACCGGCTAAATCAGCAAAAGCAAGGCCAATTGTATTTTGACTACCTCTATTTGTTAGGTCGTTATATAATCTAGTGTACATCCAATCATAATCAAACTTTTTACCTAATTCTTGGTTTCTTTTAGTTTCATCCGCTAATCCCCAAATGAACCGTTGAGTATCATATGGTTGTGTTATAATAGGGGAACCTCCACTAGTAGGATTTTTCATATCATCAAGATTAAAAGTGGCAACGCTTTCCATTGTTTCTTTTATGTCTTTAACGCTACCCCTAGGACTTCCCATTGGAGAAGCGTATTTACCAGCGAAACTTAATTTACCATTATCATCAAAACTAACACCATCAGCCTGCGCACCAAAAACTAACATGTTTGTATATAAATGAGAGTCCTGCGTTCCATTGCTCATAGCGCCTAAAGCATCTTTTAAAATTATTGTACCTTTTTTATAATCTTCTATTTGACTTTTAGCCATTATTAATGCATCTGCTACTTTTTCTCTACCTGCTTCAGCCGCCATATATTCGTCGCTAGCTTTATCACTAGCCTCCATCATCTCTGTTAATTGATCAAATAAATCGCGTTTATTTCTAACCCAAGGATTTAATGGAATACGTAGATGCCCAGGTATATAGTCTGGTCTTCCTAACTTCTCTCTAGTTTCTGAACTTAAATAGTTATAACCATTAGTTGTTTTTAGCTCTATTATATCAGGAAGTGCTTGAGCCTCAACATCTACTTGTGGTAATTTTATATGTGGGGTTTTTTGTTTTTTTGCCATATTTATTTATTATTAAAATAATCCTCCAGTTGGGCTAAACATTTCACCAATACCGCTCCACATTTGATCTTGTGCTTTTTGGTGTTGTGCTTCCGCCGTTCCAAGTTTATTAGCAGACATAGTAAACAAAGTATTTACCTTGTCTTTTTCTAAAGATCTAGATTGTTCCGCTCCAGCACGTCTAGTCATGTCAGCTTTCCAATCTCCTTGTCTTTCCATTTTTTGTAATGATCCAGCCATCTCAGCTTGCTTAGCTTGGTTGGCTGCTTCTTGTTGACCGATCGATGCTGAAGCTCTTTGGGCTTGTGTTGCACCTTGATTAGCCATTGCTTGTGCTAAACCAGCAACACCAGAGCTACCAGCTGCTCCTCTCATAGAACCAAGTATATTAGCTTGGTTTTGTTGGTTTTGCTGTGCCTCAAACTGCGCTTGCTGTTGGTTTACAGTAAGGTCTTCCATTGTATTTTGCATATTAGCATATGGATTAGAAACATCACCGTATAAATTACTAGTATCTAATCCCATGAACTGGGTTTTCATTTGATCGTATTCTTCTTGAGCCGCGGCTATGGCTTTTTTTCTTTTACCACCCCAATCGTATGCTCCAGCAGCTGATATTAAACCACCAAGAATTTTTAAGGGACTACTTTTAATATTTTTACTCATAATATAATTTTTATGTGTTTATAATTACATTTTTTATCAATTATTTACTACTTTCTAAGAAATCTGCTGCAATAGTAAATAGTTCTGCTTCTTCAGTTGAATTATTTTTAAGCTTAGTCAAACAGTAATAACCTAGTAAACTGCTTAAATTAGCCTTGTTGTCTTTGCTAAACATAATAAAGTCATTAGGGTTAGGTGGGCCATATTGACTAGCTAAATTCGGCGGCATATCACACTCTATAGTGTTAGCTGTAATAGCGGTTATAACGCCTATCATTCTAATGTCTTCTCTATTACCAGTATCATGAGGCGTTGTGGTTGATGCCCAGTTTCCATTTTGTCCAGCTGTTTGCCCTGGAAAAGGAGCTGTAGAAATATAATAAGCGGTATCTCCTACTTGTACAGATACGTTTAATTGATGGTTAAATGTTAGTGTTACTAATGCCATTTATTATTATTTTATTGTTATAAAAATTGTTTTTTCTTCACTAGTTTCAACTCCATCGCTAAGCGTAAATCTTATTTTGTCTTCGCCAGTAAAATGTTCGCTGGGAGTATAATAAGATAAATTAGGATATGTAAGAGAACCACCTTTACTTAAAGATGTCAATGTTCCATTGCTAGGATTTCTAATAATGTTAACAGTCATGCTTTGAGCGTTATCACTAGTGTCTCCTTCTGTGAAATTAATAAGTCTAGGGGTATCTTTACCTACAAACACCTTTTGATCTCTAGCTGGAGGCGTTACAGTTACAAAATCTTCAATATTAAGAGTAAATGTAACGTCTTCATGTCCAAATTTAACCTCATCAATAGTTGTTGTTATTACTAAAGAATTACCACCTGTTTGGGTGTGGGTAATTTGACCATCAATATAAGCTTCATTTCCACTTGTAAATTCTAACGTAGTCTTGCTAGGGAAACTAACCACATCATTTAACACTAATAATGCGCCTTGACTAGTTTCCGTCACCCTCAAGACACTTGCCAACGCTCTATAAGTAAACGTTAACTCCGCACCTTTGTCAAGCACTTGTTTGTTTTCTAAAGTTATACATGACTTACCTCCAATTTGACTATCAACAGAAGCTAAAACGCTATAAAAAATCTCGTTATTAGCGTTTACACCCGTTACCGACATTCCAGCGAAAATATCGCTTTCACTATTTATTATTTCAAACCTATTTGTATAAATTTCATCTGTAAAATCATAACAAGGGTCTTCGTTTTTATCTATATCTATAAAACCAATAACTTCTTTTGTTTTAGTGGTAGTTCCTTTTACTTTCATTCCAACAGCAACATCCCCAGTGTTAGATATAGTCGAGCCATCACTAGAATCAGAACTTTGTATAACCAAAACCTCTCTTCCCTCACTACTTATAACTTCTTTTTTTATTACATTGCCATTAGTCACAACATCTTTTACTTTAGGAATTTTACTTACATAAAGATTTTTACTACCACTACTTCGAGTTATGGTTGTAGTATGCACCCAGGGTAAATACGATATTGATCTATTATAAGATGTTACATGCGACAATGCTTCTCCAGTCGCAGAAGCCGTACCTGAACCCGCTGTGGCATAATTATCTACTGACGCTAAATTAGGCGCGGAAGGAGACAAGGTGAAAGTTGGTCTAGCGTATTGATATATTTTTGACTTTATTACCCTATTGTTTAAAAATCCAAAAAAATCAAACTTAGTGTCAGAGCTAGTTTTAATTTCTACCGTGTATTCTTCACTAGTTTTTCCAGGTGGTAATGCTGGTATGCTTTGTTGTAGATTGTAGTTGTCACTAGATACATCTTTTACTTGTTGTTTTAAAACGTTTCTACCCTCACTATTTTTTATGCTAACACTAAACACCGGTTTGTTTCTACCTGTTAAATTTAACTTTATTGTTCCACCATTAGAACCTATTATTGGGTTATAAGCTTTGTGTGGATAATTGTTTTGAATTCCAGATTGATCATTTTCAAACACAAGGTTTCTTCCATTTAAAGTTGCTTTATTTATTATTTTTATAGTGCTAGAATAAGGATCGTTAGTGTAACCCTTAACACCATTAAAATCATAATCATATGCGTCTAAACGTAGGTCTAGGTCTTTTAGACTAGCACCCACGCCGGATGAAAATTTAAACCACCAAGCTTGTTCTTTAGTTTTAAAAACTGGATTATTTTTATCTGGGCCAATGTTTTCATCTATATTAAAACCGCTAGTTGGAACGTTAACCCCGCCCGATATTAAATTTTGCGCATATTTCTCTAAGTTTAAACCATTTGAAACAATGTAATCGTTCGAATCTACAACGCTTGATCTTGGAATGTAACAATTAGAGGTTGATATTTTAGAGTTAAGAATAGACGTGTTAATATTGTTATCAATACTTTCTACAACGCTAACAATATACAGCGATTCCCATTTAAACTCACCTTCACTACATCTCACATCAATACATCTCCATTTGTCTCTAATTTTTGGCTTTAAACCAGCTATAAGATGGTTATGTACAGGTATAGCGTTTATAACTGTAACTTCTCCAAAATTATTTTTTTCACAAGCAATTACACCATTATCTAATTCTATGGCTTTAGTTGAGCATGGACACGATAGAGTGTTAAAGATCATGTTACTAGCATGATCTTGAACGTTTGTCATGTCGTCTTGGTCATGGTGATCGTGGCCGTCGTGATCATACTTGTTAACAGCGTCGATATAACCCTGTTCAGAAGCGCCAATATCCGCGCCTATAGATATATCAACCATTGGCTCGCCACCTCCAGTAGGCGCACCGGTGTTGCCAGGACCTCCAGTGTCAGGTCTACCAGTGTTACCTCTAGTTTCACCTATAGGTTCTAGCAATAAATCACCTATACCTAATGGTCCAACACTATCATCTCTCGGTTCATCACCACCTCTGACATCATTTCTTACCTCTGTCCTCAAAGGTCTTTCCGATCTTGATTTTACACTTTTACTTTTGTCTTTCTTATATTTCGCCATTATATTTATTATTTATTATTAAGGACAAGTTTCACAATGACAATGGCTCATTCCCTTGTCCATTGGTTTAACCATACCAGGAGTAAAAGGACCAACGTAAGACTGTGGCGAACCTAAATTTGACCAGTTTTGATTCCACAAAGCGTGTGTTTGATCCCAATCTAAACCAACCGCCATTCCAGAGTATATAGGATCACCCGTGGCTAAACAAGCGTTAACAAAATCTTGCCATGACCATTCTGTTATAGTGTTTTGAGCTTCCCACGCTCCATTTGAATTAATAAAGAAATCTCTGGAATGTCTAAAAGTAAACTCTGTATACCAAGAACCTTGCAAGCCATCACTAGTTGTACAAGGACAATGGTCACTATCAATTAAGCCCTGTAAAGATTGGAGATAAGTAAAATTAGATTTTAAACATTGTCTAGTGGTTCTAGTATCTACACTAGTCCAACCGTTGCTAAGCTTACTAAGCCACTTAAGTATTTCCCCGTAATCGTGACCATTATTATATGACATTGGTGGTAAATAAGATAATTCTGTATTAAACTCACAGTTGACAGAATAGTTGAAAGGAGCACCAACAGTGTAAGTTGACCAAGCATTAATAGTTCCAGAAGGTAGGCCGTTACAAGGATCTGTACTACCACTACCTAAAAGATCGTCAAACGTTAATACATTATCAAGAGCAGGATCTTCGTCCGCAGGAGTTGCGTTTGTGGTTCCATCTCCTGTTAAAACAAAATCAGTAAGATTCATACCTACGTAAGGATCAGTAGGGTCAAGCGCGTTTGGATCATAAACACCACATGTAGATGTACAAAGTTGCCATTTAGAACCAGCTTGATCAGGAGCTATATTTAAACCAGTCGATAGCATATGATAGAAATTACCCTGCCATTCTACAACATAACCCACCATGTAACTCAGATATTGAGATGCTACAGGATCCCACGGTGTAGCGCCCATAGGATGATTATCAAGATCACACTCGCATGGATCAGGTGTGTAAACAGATTCGCAACAACCAACCCATTCTTCACAAAAGTCATAACAAGGATGAAGTGAACCATAAGGTGAATTCAAGATTGTATTACACCTACCACAACACGTTCCGCTATGTCCTTGATAAGTAAAATTCATGTCTCCAGGATAACTGTCACAAGGATCGATAGCTGTATCGTTACAGTTAACTCTTATAGTAAAAGGCCCATAATCACAGCCGTTATTATCAGTAACTTTTATATAATAAATGTTAAATCCTGTTGAACCCGCAGGTATAGTAGTTAGTCCAACGTAAACATTAGACCAAGAACCAACTGTGTAAGTATTTGGATCTGCATATACAAGATTACCCACGGTGGGAGAACCACCACTCCAATCAGAGTCATATATTTCCATGGTCCAATGGGTGAAAGGTGTTGGAGATGTTGAGTTTTGGTTAGTAACCATTATACTAACAGAGCCATCACTAGCCGTTTGAGAACAAGGTATATCACCACCTCCAATAGCTGTTGGGTTTACTACAATTTTTTGTAATCCCATATTTTGGTTATCACAAGGATTAATATCAATTCCACAATCATTAGTACAATCAAGCAAACTAGGATATTGACCTGTTCCGTTAAATATTTCTACACAATCACCTTTTATACAATCCCAGCTTTGAGCGGTATTGTAATTACAATCACAACTATGAACATTTGCGTTTGAGTTGTAGGTTGTTGCTGGTCCAACCCATCCAAAAGGTCGTTGCTGTGTTATAAAAGGATCTGTTGTTAAACCGTCATCCATACAACCAAATATATAACTAGAAGGTTGTGTTAAGTTAGATCCACACCCATACGTATAAGCAACACCCTCGTTACAGCACATACTATTTTCAACACAATCACAATAAGTTGAATATTGACCACTGCCATCACCAGGATCAGTACAGAAACCTTGACCATCACAAGTATAAGATGGTTGAGTATAATCTTCACCGCAACAAGTAGTAGAACATCTGCACTCATCTAGTGTAGCAAACTGACCCCCACTTCCAGCTACAGGCTGACACTCGCAACCGTTATTACCAACAACGCAATCCCAAGTTGATACAGTTGGACACTTTGGGCAACTAACCGCGTAAGAATTACCAATGCCTTGGAAAGAGAACTCTCTAGGATCTATATTACCAGCGGTTCCATCGTTTAACCACTGCGTAGTAACACCTTTTACTTGGGCAAACCATTTGTTTTCTTTATCCCAAAATTCTAAATTACCTAGTTCTTGTGCGTCAGAATAAGCATTATCTATATACCAACCGTCTTTAGGAAGGTTGTCATAGTAATCTGGATTATTGTTTATACCAGGTGTTATTCTAGCTTGTGAACCTTCGTAATTAAATGTAGAATAGCTTTTAACACTTCCAGGGGCTTTGTTTAAAAGAACGTCTATAGATGATTCGAATTGATTTCCATAAAAATTATTATGAGTTTCATTGATGTGATGTTGATACATCATCCCGTTTTTAAACGTATAATAACTATTGTTTAAACTTATTCCATTTTCATGATTCCAAGATTTGAAAGAAACCCAACCTTTACTTCTTTCGCTAAAAGATAGAGTATAATTAACATCACTAATCATGCTTTGAACAGTTGACGTGGACGTTGTGTTCCCGTTTCCTCCTCCTGGTCCTTCTAAAGACCAAACGAAAGTATTAAAATCTGAAAAACCACTATAACCAACTAACCAATCAACAACAAGTTCATAAGCCTCCGTAGTTGCATCGTAACTTATACTTTGTATAGAATAAATAGTTTCTGGTTGATGTGCGTGAGGCCAGTTGTTAGGCCAGTTTTGAGTATATCCAGCCCAAGAAGAAGCATACAGAGAGTAGTTAGCGTTTCTATGTGTTTGATATAAATAAACGTTACCAGGCCCATTGTTGTTTAAAGCTAATATTAAAGCGTCGAAATTAGAAGTGGCATCTATTGCAGGAGCAGCCCCATGTCCACACGTTATCTTGTTAAACCAGAGCGTTATAGGATTTGTTAAATCTTGATTCGCTATAAGACCTTGTTGGCCGTGCCCTACGCCTACTGGGTGGTTGCTACCGCCTTGTATACCAGCCCAGCCTCTTTGATGGTTGTAAAAATTAGACGTACCAGTGCTTCCACCTCCGATAGTGTTTTGTGGTATAGCGGCTAAACCAATGTTTTGCACGCACTGTCCAACACCCGTGCTTTGATTTACCCACCAATTAGTACAAGTTCCGCCGCTCTCCATATACGTTGCCCACGCATCTACAGCACCACCATATCTTTGGTAATCACCAAGAGGATTCCCTGGGGTTGGTGTTGGACCGTCATTTAAAACGGTTGTGGCTGTAGTTGTAGTTGTAGTGCCACCTACCACTGAAGTACCAGTTCCACATGGGCCAACTGGAGCCTCATAATTATAAAGTATTGATTCTAACGTAATATTATACTCACCTTTGTCATCGTCAAAGCTACCAATTATATTGTAATTTCCTGTTTCAGCTAAATGATCAGAAAAGAAATCATCCATTCCAGCTTGTGATATCGCCGTGATACCATCTTGAGATAATCTAAGGATAGCACCTCTACTTGAATCAGACCAATATGCTCTATGTGAATCAGAAGCGAATGATTCTGGGTTTAAAGATATACCGTAATCGCCAATAAAAGGTCTTATATTACCTAAAACTCTATTTGTAGATACTAAATTTTGATTTCCATCAGCGTTATATAAAGCGTCTTTATTTGCAAATACTTTTAAAACTCTATCTTCACAAAAAGCAACTAGGTCCGAATCTCTAGCGTGTAATTTTTGAATACTACCATAAGAAGGGTTTGTATCTTTAGTTATTTTTTCAGCCGCAATAAATTGGTTTAAATCATTAACACCACTCGTTGAATTATATAAACCTGACCATATAAACCCATTTGTTCTTCTTTCCTCTAAATATGGTTGCTCTAATGTTGTAGATGCTTTTGGTCCATTATCTATTGTAACTTGATTAAAATCATCTCTTATTCTATCAGATTCTACACCATTACCAAAAGAATAGCAATTATACCAAGGTAATCTTATTTGTTTACTATGAACACCAACTTCGCCAGGCATTCCAACTAACTCAAACCAAGTTCCTTCTCCCGGAACCGTGTAAGTATTTGGACCAACGTGCGCTTCTGTTCTACCTCCATCTGCTCTGTGAAATATTAAATAAGAACCAATAGGAGGAACTATAGAAGGATAACCACCACCAGTTATATCCATATAAACTTCTGGAGCTATCCAAGCGTTGCCCTGCACGACACCTAAACGAACATAATTATTTTTAGCAGCTAATACCCTTACATCTCTAATTCCGTTTACTGCTAAGTTTATAGTTCCACCGTTGTTACCCGGTGCGTATGGAGGGTCCCAACATTGGACATAGGAGTTGCGCGATATATCTATATGGACTGGCCCAACAAATTGTTCTATAGTGTCATTATTAAGATATATAGGGTATATTTGTCCTACTTCGTGATATATGTCTAATCCAACATCTTCTTTTGGTTCTGTCTCCCATATAGCTGGGTTTGTGCTAGTAAATTTCTCAGAATCTTCTTCAAAGTGTTCTAAAATTTCAAAAGTAACACTACCAGGCTCTCCAGATTGTCTAGGAGCCATGTTATTAGTAGCGTGGTTAGCGTCCCAACGTTTGAACTCTGGTATTTGATCTATTGATTGAGCACCATTTCCATCTCCTTTATCAAAAGTATAAGGTCCACCTGGGTGATTATTATACCCAGAATACATACCATCTGGTCTAATACCAGGGGCTATAGAACCTTGTGATTCAAAAGTTTGACCGGCTAAAGCGTGTCCAGTTGGAAAGGCTGTTATAGGATTTGCGTTAACATCGAAGTGTGGTGGTAGCTTTGGATCGTTTGTTGGAGAGTAATAATGCGGACCAACAGAGCCTATTTTGCCACCTGTTTCTAAAACCTCTGCAAAAATAGCAAATCTTCTACGTCTATTATAACAAGTCTGCCAATCGTGAATACCAGTTGGAAATTTTCTATGTACAGGCCATTGACCAAAAGTGCTAATCCAAGCGCTTGTGTCCCATGCTCCAGCGCCACCCGTACCACCGTGTCCCGTTAAATCACTTAGAGATACTTCAAGACTGTAACCAGTCCAACAACAAGCGCTAAAACCAAGACTACAACCTGAACAACTTGTATCACTAATGTTTCTACTTCCAAAATCTGTTTTCCACCAGTGGTTTTGAATTCCACAACATTTTGCGGAGTGACAATGGTGATCTTCTATAATATAATCATTAATTTTAGCGTAATTATAAAGAAAAACTCCCCACCCGCCGTCTCTATCCATTTTTTCTCTACCCATCATGGCTGCGGTATAATTACTCGCTTGATTATCCGCTGTTCCAACTATGGTTCTATATACAACTTGACCCGGATCTTCTCGCCACCTCCATATTGTACCTGCTTCTCTAATTTTATCAATAAATGCTAAATCAATACTATGCTTAGCGCCTTGCTTGAAGTCCCAATTATCATTACTATAACCATCACTTGCCCCAGAATAATTACCACCACTCTCAGACGTATTTAAACCAGCATAAGAAAGATGTATCAAACCAATGTCTTTATTAATACCGTGACTTTTAGAAACGTCGTGTTGCGACGTTAGTGATGAAGGAGGTCCTTTTATACCCATGTCTAAATAATTACCACTACCATATCCGTATGTACCAATACCAGTTGCTTGTAATAATTTTTTTATAGGATTACCCCAATCATACTGCCAGTTAACACTATCAGAGCTTTGAGCAGCGGTCCATTTAACTTTATCCTCATTAGCAAACCCAATAAAATGCTTGACTGATCCTTTTAACGGTCTAAAAGCCTCAACTTTATCTATAAACCAACCAGAAGAAGCACTAGTAGAAGCTGAGTCTTCGTCATCTCCAGCCATTTTCCAAAATTTTTGGCCATCACCACCGTCATAACCAGGTGGGTGAAATTCGTGACTACCACTACCAGAGTCAATAGATATTTTATACTGTTCAGTGCCGTAGCCATGCCAACCTCCACTAGGTTGATGTTCTGCAAATGGAGATATATACTGAACTCTCATACTAGCGGTTACAACTAAATTATCTTGTACCGTAGAACTAATACCAAGTCTATTTATTAACGTTCCATCTTTTAATATTTTTACGAAAAATCTACCGTCAAACTCTGCTCTGTCTTCAGGTATTTTTTTCATTACTTGTAACTCCAAATTTGTTAATCTATTGAGATATGTACCATCTGCAGATGTAAACTCCATATCTCCACCAAACTGTTTTCCGGATTTTATAACATATGTTCCATCTCCACCGTCCCAAGTAATTTGTTTTACTCTGTACCATTTACTAGTACCAACACCTGCTCCAACCATTCTAAAAAAACATTGAGATATATCTTGATTTATCAAACTTTCTTTCCAACCAGCTGCTTCAAACGCTGTTTTATGCACGTTAACTTGAAAAGAGTGTAAACTACTACTTGAAGATCCTGGAAAACCATTTGCGTTTGGTCCTAATTGCCAAAAAGCATTTGCTGGATCAGAGTTGTCATAGAAATCAACAATAGAACCCATGGAAATATTTTGTAGTTTAATAAATCTAGGCGCTTCGTTTTCTATAGCTATAATTTTATACCTACCAGGCTCGTGAACAAACTCACTATTATCATGTTCTTTTTTAAGTATCAAAAAAGTTTCTTCATCTACTTTATTTCTGTCAGCACTTGGAAATGATAGCCAAATATTACCATCTTCAGCGTCATACCAACGGTCCATACATAAATTGTAATACTCGTTAGATGTTTCTTTAATAAAAAACTTCATGTGGGTAGCCCAACTTGGCGGGTTGTTTCTCATTGTTACCTGCAAGGCGTTTCTTTTAGGCGCTTTAACCTTTTCTATATATATAGAAGATTGAGTTGTTACATTACTTGCATTACTAGTGCCCTGCTTGTCTTCAGAAAAAACAGGCGTTTCTCTTCCATATTCATCTAAATAAACAACACCTACTTGATAAGTTCTAAGTGATTTAATGGATTTAGCAGGATTATACTCCATGTGGTCCAATAAACCAACGGGTAATTCTTGAGGAAATTGATCACCAACGGTAGCGCTATGTAGGGTTGTTTGTATATCTACTTTTATATGACTATTATTAGAATTTTGAAAATTATAATTTTGTAAATAGTTACCATAAACCAATCTATTTCCTATCACCTCTTGAGCTAGAGCTTTTCTAGGAACATTATCCCAAGGTCTAAGCAGTTGGTTTGCAGGTAGAACAGCGTGTATTAACTCTGTTAATATAGGCATATATCCTTTAACCCTACCTTTAGTGTTGTTCCAGTACGATGCATTAGCTGGGTTTAAAAGTTCAGTGCTAGATATACCATTCCACTCGTCCCATTTGTTTTGGTTATAGTCTCTTTTTTTTATAGTTTTTACAGAGTAAATATTAGGAGAATTTGATTCTTTATACAAAATGTCAATAGCAACAACATCATCGGTTATTTGTCTATCATGTACAAAATCTCTTATAGCTAGTTTTCTTAAATTATTAAACATACCAAGATTATAGCCCTCCTTTGGTACATAGTTAAATTTTCCAGGTAAAAAGGCTGGCTGGGTAAAAGGTGAAAACGCTGAGTATTCCCCGTCTTCATATTTATATCTACAAGCAAATCTTACAAATTTAAACTGAAAAAGAGGATCTTTTTGCTCGAGTTTTACCATTAATCTTTCGTAATCTGTTATCTCTATGTCCCCAGATAATATTTTACAAGTATAACCAATAGAACCGCCACTAACAACTTTTAACCTAACCTTAACAGAAGTGTCGTCCCAAGCGTAGACAATTATGTAATCTCCAGCCACAAAATCAGTACCAGCTTGATAACCGGTATCCCCGTCTAAATCACCAACTACACTTATCACTATTTGACTACCAGCAGCAATTTGACCAGTATTTATATCTACAAACTGATCCATAGTTCCACCCATCCCAACAGTACACTCTCTATTTAACTCGTCACCACCAACATCTCCATCGCCATCTTCATCACCAAACGAAGTATCGATCATCTCTAAAACCGGGGCAGCTGGCGGTCCTTTTTTTATAACCGTTAAATGTTGTTCTTCTATGGGTTTACCTGTGTTAACGAGCGCGTTGGGAGCCGCGTTAACCGAAGTATCAGTTACCATTAAACTAGTATGGGTAGTCCAGTTAGAACTACCCGCTTTTCCTCTTGTTATGTTTATTCTTTTAGGCTCAGAGTTGTTGTCCGTCCAAAATAATAAATCTTCAATAATATTAATACCTGTAATTAAAAAGTCAGAATTAAAGTTTAACGCTCTAACACCTTGTTGCGCATGATTATCAACGCATACCGGTAAAAATGTTTCTGTATCATAGTCATATTCAACTATAACATCTCTAGTATCACCAGCAACCATGAAGTATAATTTATTAACTCTATCGTTAGCTATAGAACCAATACAGGTACCACTTTGTAATTGACCTGGAAGAAATAAATTACCTTTAAGGGTTTGTACAGTTCCAAGATTAGAGTCATTCGAGGTAGACACCTCAATATTCAACGCGTCTCTATACTCACCATCTGGTACTAGTCTCTCGTCAAGGTCTTTATTCATTCGACCTCTCTGAAAGTTGTGTTTCATTTCAGGCATATTCTAGTGTTTTATAAATTTGGATTTACCTCTTAAAATTTGAGTGATTTCTTCTAGTTTGATATTTGATAGTCTTAGTTTTGCTTTTCTTGTTTCAGCAAACCTTTCTTTTTTATATCTTTGTATTACGTACTCCGGTATATTCATTCTTGTTGAAAGTAACGCATACATAATATGTTTATACATAGCTTCTTCAGCTAGTTTATGTACTTGCATCTCTTCATCTGTACCAAGACTATCGCTTATATATTTAAGCGTTACAGTTAGTCCTGCCATATTTGAACTAAAATGTATATAACCTTCGGTATCGTTTATGTAAAAAGCACCATTAGATTGCGCTTGTTGTGGGTTTATACCATATCTACTACCATCTAAAGGCCAATAAGTGTCATCTTCATAGCTAGAAATGTTATTTTGAACTACCGTTGCGGAATTATAACTTTGCCATGTATCTGAATCATCTGGACTTATTAGGTTTGGCGTGTCGTTTATACCGTCTCCATTAATATCAAAATCATACGTACCATCACTATTTTGTTTTATAGCTTTTGGATCAGATGATACTATAGAAGGGTATATTACTTTTTCAATACCAGCAGAATCTTTCCATGTTAGTTTTACATAGTTAACATAGTCATGTGGAAGTATCATTTTTAAAGATGGAGGTATTTCTATTTCCTGGGCTTTAGTCGATTTAAAAGTATCGAATGATAATTCTTGCAGTGCTCTCATGGCATGAAACTGTATGTCAGTTCTATTTGCTTTAGATATTATTTTATCTTCACCAGTATATGCTATTATAAAATTATTGATAATATCTTTAAGTGTAGTAAATTGATAAGGCACAACGTCCTCTACTATATTTGTAGCCGGGTTTTGGTATTGACTCGTGTCTACTACTACTTTTATATTTTCACCAACAGCAGGTGTTGTTATAAGAAAGTTAACATGCCAGCCATCTGTAACTGTATAATTAAAATCATAGTTAACTGTTTGTATACCACCTGCGTCTAAAAAAGATTGTGCATATAAAACTCCATTTATATAAACATTTACATTTGGATTCTCTACACCCGTTGCGCTAAAAGTTGTTGGGAATTGAGTTACTGTTGTTGATATAGTAAATATATTTGTTACACCATCACCAGTAAATGACTTGGTTCCTCCATAATACTGTTGTTGCGTTTGCTTTATTAATCCCATTTATTATGATTTTTCTTGTTGTATTTTCTTTGTTTGCTCTTGATCAGCATATTGTATAACACCTGGATCTTGTATTATAACACCCGCTAATTCTAATATCTTTATAACTAGAGTGGTTTCTTCAGATGGATGATGTTGAAAGTGAGTTGTTTTATTTGGAGAACCATTATATAACGCTTTCTCTCCAACTACATCATATCCCCATTCAACTCTGTTTGGTTGTGCTATATAATTAATAACAGCGGTATTAGCTCCAAGAGCTATATTAACATTATCAGTTCCAAACACTTCAACTGTGTTGTTTCTTCTTATATAAACAGGTCTATTATCTGTTGGTTGTAATAAAGGTGAATTGCTAATATTAGACCAATCTCTTATGTTAACGTTTTTTGCTTCTACTGTTACGCCCTGAGAAGGACTTGTCATTATAGATCCTAATCGATAAAGATTAACTGGTAAAATCCCATTTGAAGAATTAACTTCAACTTCAAATATAGATATTTTTTCATCCAACATGCTGTCTACATCTGAAAAATGAGTACCATTACCAGGAACTCTAGTTGTTTGATTTCTATCGTAAAAATATTGCTCAAAAACGTCTAGCTGTGCTTGGTTAGCTAAAAGATTAAACTCTAGAGGTGTTATATAACCCCTTTGCTCTTTATTAGCTAAAGCTAAAACTCTTTGATATACCGTATCTATATTAACCATTTTATTTTTTTATTTAAACCTTTGACTTAGCCATTGCCCTTTTGGATTATAAGGAAATAATTTGTTTAGACTTTCTTTGCGTTTCCCGCAACCGCAATCCTTCCCAGTAGCTTTACTAACGGTGTCTACAACTTTTTTTATACCAGTCGCTTGTGTTATTTTTTCTATTGTATCGCCTAATCCTTTTGATTTTTTCATATAATTTGATTTTTAATAAATGGTCGCCCCGAAGGGCAACCATATTAATTGATTATTGATTTAATCTTTTTTCTATATTTGAGTATATCTCCATACCTTCATCAGTTTTAAACCAATGTGCTAAAGCAGTATATGGATGCTCGTCAAATGGTATAACCATTATTTTTCTACCATTAGAACCCCATAAGAAATTTCTTTGATCAGAAGACAATCTTAATATTCCACTTTCTACAGCTTTAATACCAAAATTTCTTAGCATTACGTTTTCATCATCCGCGAGTTCTAAGAATAGTTTAGGATTATTACGCGCAAATACTAATAAATCTCTTCTAAGTTCCTTAGAACTTAAATCTGATACCTTAGAACCAACCTCTACACGCATAATAGCCTCTGCCATATCAATATCGATATTTCTAGCTGCCATTAAGGCGTCAACTTGCATTTCTAGCACATCTATCTCATCAGCTGCTATTGCTGCTGGCATATATTCTTCATATAATTTATCTCTATGAGGATGATATAATGATAAAAGTTTTTGTAATGTTGTTTTTTCTTTTGGTACAAATAATTGCCCAGATCTAAAGATAATATGTTCTAATCTTTGATCACCTTTCATTTCATCTACAAAAGGAGTTTTTTGATTTTGACAATATTTAAGTTCTCTTTCGTAACCTTTTTCCTCGTCAAAATAATATATACTAGCTGATTTTATTGATCTTGAAAGCGGTTTTTTACCACCCTTTAATAAATATAATCTATCTCTTATTTCCCATTCGTTAGATGGTTTTTTTCTTTCTCTTGCTTTTGGTTGTTCTACAACCGGCGGTGTTTCTACCGCTACTTCTTCAAACGTTTCTTCAAACGTTTCTTCTACTTGTGGTTTTGCCACTTTTTTTGCTTTTTTTGCCATAATATAATATATAATAAAATTAATAAAAATAAAGGGACTGGGAAATTAATCCCAGTCTCTTTAAAATATAAATGCTTACTTCAATAACATGAAGTTGTTAGCACCTTGAGTAATTAAACATCTTTCAGTTAACATGTGGATTTGCATCGCATCTAAAGCGGATGTAGCAGCTCCAACAGAACCAGTTGTCCAAGTTTTCATTCTTCTGTCATCAGTTTGAGAAGCTCTATAACGAACGTGTAAGAACGGACGTTTTAAGTTTTTCCCTAACATTTGGTCATAAACAGTAGAAGTACCAGCTGGAATCATTATACCTCTAGTAGCGTTAGCAGTACTAGCAGCATTAATTCCACCTCTTGTAGCCTTGTCATTTAAGTATCTGAAGTCAGATTTGTAGAAGTCATAAGAACCTCTTCGGAATCCAGAGAAACCTAAGTTTAAAGCCATATCTTCAGAGTTGTTGAATACTCCATAAGAAGTACCACCAGCGCCGTAAGAATTCATAGAAGCTAGCATGTCATCCATTGCTAGAGACGTAGCTCTATTAACGAACATCATGTTTTCTTCAATAGCACCTTGATTATCAAACTCAGCTAAGATAGCATCGAACTCAGCTAAATCAGTAGCAGCGTTAACACCAGTAATACCAGAAGTTAAGTTACCTCTTGATTCAACAGCAGCGAATAAACCTTCAGTACCAGCAGCACCAGTACCAGTTCCAGTAGAACCTAAGTTAATCGAGTTGTCAACTAAAGATGAAGCATCGTTTTTCTCAGATTCAATCATTGCCATTTCAATATAGTCATTAAAACGTGCTCTAGTGTCAGACTCAGCTTTTAAGTACCATAAGTAACCAGAAGTACCATCTTCAGCAGCGATTTCAACCCAACCGATTTTAGAAACATCAGAACCTGATACTTCGTAGTAATCTTTCATTATAATTGGTTTGTTTGTGAAAGTAGTAAATCTTGGCTCGTTAGCACCTCTAGAATCACTAGAAGTAGTAGCCGCACCTCCATCAGGATAGCTTGCACCTTTACCGAATTCAGAACCAAAAACTAATATAGTTGTTTGCTCTGAAGTTGTTGTGCCTAAATTAGCAGCACCAAGGTCGTAAGGTAAAACATCAACTGTTGTAGCTGATACAGCTGTAACTAAACATTTAACGATACCATTAGTTGTATCAGATACTATAATCATATCGTTAACTCTAATACCGTGACCATCACTAGAAATAGCGATACCATCGATATCTTTTTCTACCGTAATAACGGAAGTACCACCAGTACCCGCGTTAGCACCACCAGAAGCGGAACTTACGTAAGCTTTGTATGATAAGTGTAAACGACCTTGCTCAGACCAAATAACTTGATCAGCTTGCATCGCTTCTTCAGCTCCAACTTGCGAAAGGAAACCAGATATAGTCCTAGGACCAAATACCTCAGCTTCTTTCTCCATTAGATCTGGTACATATTGTTGTCCCCAACCTGCGTTTGACGCAGATGAAAGGTCTAGATAGTTTGTAGCTAGTGTTTGCTTCTTTGGAGCTGGCACACTATTCAAACTAGTTCCTGCAGTAATTGCCATAATTTTGTAATTTTAATTGTTATTTTTTATTTTTAATTTTAAACTTGAAATCAGAAGTGTCATCACCTAACACTCTAACTTTAACTCCACCAGCTTGTACTTCACCGTGTGCTTGCCTAGGTTCCATGTCAATATTTTTACCTTTAGCAACGCTTTCTCTTAAAGCATCAGCTTGGCCTTGTTCGTAGAAGTGTTTGGCAATAGCGTCAGGATTCATTGCTGTAAAAAGCGATTTATGATAACCCTCAGCATCGTTCATATTTTGATCTTTATCAAGAAACTTTCCGATAAAATTACTTATGTCGCTTTGAGTGTCTTTAACTTTTTCTGCATCTTGAACGTTGTATCTAAACCTTTTGTCTCCTATGCTATATTCAAAACCTTTGAATTTATCATTAAAAACATTTTTAGTTTTTTCTTTAAAATTAGATACTCTTTTCTCGTTACCCTCTTTGTTTTTTGCCTCTTCTTCATTGTATCTATTAAAGAAATCAATTGCTTTCTGTTGCTCACTCGTGAGTTTCGATCCAGCTTTGATATCTTCATAGTATTTGGACTTTAGCCCGTCCAGGTGGCTTTTAGCGTTGGCAACTTGCTCTTTTAACGCTAATTTTTTTCTTTTAATATCTTTCTCTTCGTCTCTATCCTCGTCGTAAGAGAATTGATCTTCCATAAGGAAGTTAATTTCTTCTGCATTTAAATGAGGTTTTGTTTGTTTATAATATTCATATAGTAAATCTTGATTGTCTAACTCACTATAGTCTTGATTAAGTTTAACGTAATCATTTAAATCTCCACCAGTTTCACTCATAAAGTTTACAAGTTTTTGTATATTTTCTGGTAAAGGTTCTCCAGTCGCTTCCGCCTCTTTAATAGTCTCTATAACTTCTTCAGGTGTAGATTCAACAACTTCTTCTTTTGTTTCTTCAGTTGAAGTTATTTCTTCTAAAACTGGAGCTTCTTGTGCTTCTGCTTTCGACTGTACTTCTTTTTGTTCTTGTGAGGTGTTGGTGTCTTTAGACTCTCCAACCACTCCCTTGTCGTTAGTGTTATCTTTTTTAGTTTCATTTTCTTCTGGTTTTGTTGGTTTGTTTAAATCAATTTTAGTCACTGACTCCTCAATAACTTGTGATTTCATTTTCATTTTTTCTTTAACCTTGGTAACATCACCTTTAGTTTCGTTGCCATCTGGTTGTTTTTCTGTTTTTTCTTTTACTTTTAATGAACCAACTTCGTTATCTACGATTGGTCCTTCTTCTTTTTCTGCCATAATATAATATAATAATAGTTAATAAATTTTACATCCTAAAGACTAAAACCCTCCATCATATCATCACTTGGAGTTTCAAAGTTTTTAGCTGGTTTTTGGTTATTTCTTTGATCAATCATCTCACTTTGTTGAGTTGCTTGAATTCTAGTTCTTTCGTCTTTACGGTTTTCTTTTTCCGTTTCTTTTTGGTTAGCATTATCTACATCAGCTCTTTTTAACTGCATATCATAACCAAACTCTATTTCCATTAATTGTTTTTTCATTTCAGTTTCTTGAACTAAAGTTTGAGAAGCCATTTGAGCTTTAGCTTGTTCTAATGATATTTGAGATTGTGTTAACGCTTGTTGTTTTTGAACTTCGGCTTGAGCAGCTGCTTGTTGTTGTTGTGCATTTGCTTCAGCTTGAGCCCGCATGTTTTCTTGTTGCATTTGTTGATCTCGTTCTAGTTTCTTTTTTCTTCTTATTTTAAGAACTTGATTAGCTAACTTTACACTTTTAATCTCTCTAAGATCAATAGCATCTTCTAAATCAATACTTTGTTGTTGAAGGGCCATTTGTATGTTGTTTTCTAACATTTGTTTTTCTTCTTCGTCAGGAGCTAACTCTATGAATATACCAAAATCATATAAGTGTAATTCACTTATTTCTTGTAGAGTAGCGACATTATGCATCCCGATACTTCTTATAAACGCCTCTCTAGTTGGAGAGTACTCTAATATATCTGATATTCTAAGTGATAAACATTCAGCCACAGAGGCTGTTAAGAATAACCCGGATTGTAAGACATGTCTAGTTGCCACATTTGAGTTTGCTGCCGCTAGCTTTTGCACACCTAATAAAGAATACTTATCAGGATTACTACCGTCTCTAGCTTCGTTAAGTCCGGTTACATCTCTTATCATTTGTAAGTAATAATTGTAATTACCTATAAGCGCTTGCATTTTATTTCCAGCACCTTGACCACCTGATATTTCTTGTATCGGCATTTTACCAGCGTTCATATCACCTTCTTGGGTTAAGGATCTACCGATAACAGAACCTGTTTGGAAATACATGTTTAACGCTTCTTGTGGATTGTAATTCGTACCATTACCTAAATCTATTTCAGCTAAACCATCTGCATCCATATAAACACCATCAGGAACCATTCTAGATAATACTTGTTGTAATTTTAGATGAGTCAACTGTATCATGTCGGCAAAACCAGTTATTCTACTAACTAAAGATTCTATTTTACCATCATACATTCTTGGCGCTACTATAGAATAATTCATTTTCACTTTAGTAAAATCACTTTTTGGACGTAGCATATTTTTTGCCATCTCCCACTTAAGTAATTTATCGGTGCCAAGAATTATAGCCCCATCGTAAAGACATTCTATAGATCTAGCAACTTTACTATATCCTCCTTCCATTCCTTCTGGTGGGTTAAAAGTATCATCTTTTTGTATTGCTCTTTCAGAACCACTACCTGTTTGCTTAACTTTATAAACTTCGTTCATATAAGTTTTATAATTAAAATATAAAACTTGAACTTTATTATTATCTTCGTTGTCTAAAGAGTTTAATCTATTATAATTACCTCTATTGTAAGTTTTAGTATTTAATATTTCTTCAATATCTTCATTTTCTAAAAACGGAAATTGCTTAACCAATTCATTTATAGGAATAGTTTTAACTTCACCAACGTAATATATATCATCAAAATAAGGAGAATCTGTGTGAGAGTAAACTAGATTAGCAGGATCGACATAATCTATAACAACACCTTCAGAGGTGTTAAATGAGGTTTTTACAGCGCCAATTCCAAGAACGGCTAAATCATAATAAAAACGTTTTCTAGTTAAATCGTAATTATTACCTTCGAATAAAGTATTTAATGCTTGTTCTTCTGCTAATTCAACACTTTGCTTATATGTCAATTGCATGTGCAGCTTTAATTCTTCTTCTGTTTGTGGAAGTTCTTCTGGATCACTACTATATAAATTTATACTAAATGCTTGTTTAACGTAATCGTTTAACTCTTTAGCACGCATGTCTTTTAATATAGCGTCCATATAAGCAGTTCTTCTACCAACGCCATAAGGATCTTGAGAATAAGCCTTTATGTCATAATTTCTCTGTGTCATACCATTCACTAGAATATCTACGAATTTAGGTATGATAGGAACTGGTTTCCAATCTAAATTTAAATAGGATAAATCACCATTGATAGATAATTCATCTTTATATTTTTGAATAGATTGCTCTCCCCTAGCGTATAATCTTAAATTGTGAAAGTCGTTATGATTATTTTTCCATCTGTTAGACGTGGTATTTTCTTCAAACCACTCTGCCTCTATAGCTTTCGCAACTTTTAAACCATACTCGTAGCTAATCTTCTCTACATCACTCACTACTTGACTCGGGAAATTACGATTTTTAAATGTTGACATATCTTATTTTTCTATTATTTTTGACGTATTTCCACTATTTGAATATCTAGAAATATGTATATTTAATTTTGGTTTTTCTATTTTAGCATTTGGTGCGTATAAATGCCTATTGTTAGCCATAATAGCTAAACCTGAACTTATCGTCGCATCGTATTTTGTTCTCTTTGTTATATCAAATCTACTCCAATCGTTTAAGGTTCTATTAAAATACATATTACCAAGATTTCCATCTCGCTGTAACCCCACGTGGCTTTGTATATACATTTCGATTGCTGCGGCGTGTGCTTGTTTTATATCTTCACTTGAGTTCGGTATACCACCAACTTCTTTTTCTGCAACAGATAATTTATTCCATATCTTATCAGGTCTATTCATACTAAACCCTCTATATCCTCTACGTCTTAAATAATATAAAAGTCGAGGTTTATTATTCTCTGCTAATATTGGCATTCCATAAAATACTAATGCCATTAACATATCTTCAAAGAATATTTCCGCCGTAGGCGGTCTTGATAAGTATTCTAAAAAGAATGTGTTTGCAGGAGCATCTTCCATGCTAAACTTAGTTAAACCGTGTAATGCTCCTTTAGATCCTACACCATCTACGGTTCCTGATATATCGTAACTATCACAGCCAAAAGCTCCCATGTGCTCGTTACCCGGATATTTTAAACCATTTTTTAAAACGATATTATTTTGTAAATGCTGAGGTGGAACCCAAGTTATGTTAAATCTACCTTTTTGATCTGGGTAAAATATCACCTGTGTATCTTTTATTCCATTTACCCATTGAAAGTTACCGGTTGTCAAACCTAATGTCCTAGACATTTCATCGTTATAATCTATCTGCTCGTATATTTTTACTAAGTTAAATATACTTCCTTTAGCCTCATCTCTAAACGCGTGTTCAGTAGTTTTTGGAAACTGTCTATAAAACTCATTTAAAGCATCGTGATCTCCTTTTAAACCATCGGCTTCATTTTGCCAATGCTCTATAATACCAATGTCTATTAATTCACCGTCTGGTCCGAGTACATCATCACTTGGATTATCAAAGACTGGATGTCCGTGTTCATCAATAAATCCTTCGTAGTTCCACTCCATTGGGATAAACAAAGAATATAAACCAGATTTTGTTTGTCCATTTCTATTTCTTTTCGTGACGTCTGAAGCGTTATATAGTTTTTTAAAGTTGTCCCCACCTTTGTCTAATGCATTTGAAGTTGAGCCCATCATGCATTTACCAACTATTCTACTACCTAATCGTAAACACGTTTTTGTAACTCTCCAGTTGTTTAATATATTATCGGGTCTTTCCCATTTACCACTTTCATCATGTACTAGTAACGCTAATTTTTCACCGTCATAACTATTATCACCAGTGTTCTTCCAATCAATAGTTGTATCTAAACCTTCAACATCTTCCATGCCATCTGTAGCAGACATTTTCTTTCTAGTAAATTTACTAGCAGGAACTCTATATGCTAATTCCGATTTCGGACGATCCATACCATCTTGAATCGGTTTAAAAAAGAATGGATAATTTATGCTAATAGGTACAACTTTATCCGTAAACATCTTTTTCGCGTCCGCACCAGTTTTAGATAATATACCAAACCTGCTATCACTTGCTAAAGTTGCTTGGTTTACTGTTTCGGCAGAACTCATGAAAGAAAACCCAGATCGTCTGTTTTTCAAATAACACATTCCATAACATCTTTTGTCTGCCTTGCAAGCTTCCCAAAATATAAAGAACAATCTATTTGCTTCTCTAAAATCAGGTGCACCAACATCTATTTTACTCCATTGTAAATACATGTAGTGCGTGCCCACTATATAAGTTGGTTTACCGCTATTTGTAAACCAAAATCCTTCGTCTCTTCTTTTAAATTCCTCGTCTATATAATCAAACCATTGTTCTTTATTTTCTTCTGGATAATTTCTCCAATCAAATATATTTTTTAGACGAGATAATTCTTTTGGTTGTTCTTGTTTTACCCATTTGTTTTTAGGGTGCACGTACACGTCTTTTGGTTGCAACGGTAAAGCAATGCGCAAGTTTTGTATTTCAAGTATTTCACCAATTTTACCAGTTTTTGATATAACGATGACATCGTGTTCTTTATTGTATCCATATTTCCATTTTTTAGATTTGTTAAGCCGACTTATAGTCGTGCGTTTAATAGGTTCTATTATTTTAACTAAACTTTGCTCGTACATTACTTAGATCTGCCTTCTGCGAATCCTCTAAAGACCGTTTTCTTTGCCTCTTCAGGTGCTTTGCCCTCAAGTAATTGCTCTTCTTCTTGAATTCTGTTAAGTATTTCAAATGCGTCAAATATTGCTAACTTTTTAGTAGCTGCTGCATTTTTTAGTCTATCTGCTGATATGTCGTCGTCTGAATCTACAATCGGTTCTTTCGCAACTTTAATCAGTTCTTCAACTGCTCTTTGCCCAGCTTGGATTATATTCTTCTTCGTTTCCTTGATATTCATATTTGATTGTAATTAAATTTGATAAAACTCTATATAATCTTTCTCCATCTACGATAAACTCAGATTGAGTCCTTGGTACATATCCTACTAAATCTCCAATCTCTATTGTGCCGTCTGAGTACTTTACAATACCTTGTAATGGTTTTTCAGATTCAATATTAAATTGATCTACAGCTTTTAAAGGTTTTATAAAACAATAACCTTTTGGAGCTATCCACTTGTCATTTCTTTTGTATAAAAAGATTTGATCGTGGTTTATAAAATAAGTATCTTCATTGAAATATGATCTACTATTCTTCTCAATACCTTTTACGTTGTGCCACCTACGAAATATGTTATGATGAACAATAACTGTATCTCCAGCTTTTATATTTGTATCACCAATAATTGGAGTTGATATAACTATTGCTTCTTTATTTACATATTGATGGTTGAATATCTCTGTGTTAAGTATTAACTCTGAATCTCCAACTTTTTTAGTGTTATTATATCTTTTTCCTTTTGGCGTTACAACAAAGTTGTAAACACTCTTCATTAGTATTCAAGATTATATTCTATAGACACAGCCATGTTTTTATTGAAGTCTTTCCAAGGTAACACATCTTTGTTCTTTTTTATGTAAATAGAATACTTGTCGTCTTCTTCTAATATATCACAAATAGTGTGTCCACCATAAACTTCTTGGCCAACAGCGTAGTGCATAGCGTCGTTCTTGTAGTCTTTACCTACACTAATCTTTCTTATCAGCTTCGCCATTTTCTTTTTCTTCTTTAGGATAAGCTAATTCACCCGTTTGAATGTTAACGTTATCAGTTCCATAAGTTTTCATAAATTCTTCTCTCAACCCCTGTATCTCTCCTTGAACTTTTTCTATACTTGTCATTACTGTATATTTTTGCATTTCAAGTCTACCTACATCAGAAGTTAACCTATCCATAGTTCTTATTGTATTCTGCAAACGAGTTAATTCTTCTTCGTTAATTTTTTCTGGTTTAAGGTCCAGAACCTCTTCTTTTTTTGTCATTTTATTTAATTTAAGTTAATTATTTATTTGTTATGTTATGGTGCTGATGTTGGTGTTGAATGTGCGTTAAAAGCGTAACCTTCTTCAGCGAAAGTAGCATGTGACCCTGCAGTGCCATCATCATAACCATTTTGCTCGTTAAATGTATAATAATGCACGAGATCGCCAGAAGTGGAAATTGTTCTTAAATCAAGTGATACTCCTCCGTTATAAAGCTCCGCTATCTGAGCTCCTCCCATTGCTATGGAATGAAAAGCTACTTCATCCATATCGCCTCGAAGACTTTCTACAGCTCCAGTACCAGCGTTATTAGCTCCGCCAATAAATATATTTGTAGTATTTGTAAATGATCCCGCGTTTGATGTAGTACAAGTTGCAGAGGCTGTTGAAGATACCGCAGATCCATCTATATAGATTACACTGCCTACATTTCCACCGGGATCCATGTTCATTGAAACAGCGACATGAACCCAACCAGTGGGTCCATTCAACCAACAAACTGCATCTGTTGTATTGAAGTGTAGGTCTCCATTAGCTTTATAACTTACAATCACTTTAGAGTCATTTTTAGTAGTAGAGATTGCAATAGAGTTGTTAGAGTCGTGTAAAGCTCCCATTATTCCGTTTGGAGGGTTAGTTTGTCCATCGTCCCAATTAAACCAACCAGAAAACGTCCAGGAACTTCTAAATAATGATTGCATAGCAGAGTTTGTATTAACAAACGCGGCGGTAGCATGAGTTCCCGTGTAATAATAGTCGTTTGAATATGGGATTTCCCCACTTACCATTGGTGTAGCTATATTATGTCCTAATCCTAACATTATATACCAAAGTAAGCAATTATACCCCCATCGTCATCTGTCTCTGGAGTTACAGATACCCATCTGCCAACTATTGTTAATCCTTTTGGAAATTTAGTATCAGTGCCAGTTGTAAAAGCTTCGCCACCCGTACCAACACCTGTTGTTGCTGGGTTTGTAAAATACAAAGTTTGAGCATCACTTAATGTTACATTGGTATCTAGTGTTATTTCCACATTAGAGCTACCAACATTAACAGCCGCTACTTTAGTTCCATAAGGAACACCAACACCATCTACATACCAACCAACCTCATATCCTTTTGTAATATAACTAGTGTCCATGGTAAACGTGGCCGCGCCAGAAACACCACCACCTTCGTCTACTGTGTCTGTAACTGTTCCTGCGTGAGCAACTGTTGTGTAACCCGGGAAAACCGCATTAGCAGGCGTTTCAGCTGTTAACTCATCTAAAGTGTTATCCGCTAAAAATTGAATAGCTACAATAACCATTCCATGTGGAGCAGTTATTTTGTTAGCTGCGTTACCAGAATACGCGCTACCCATTTGTCCGAAGCCATAAGCGACTTCTGTTGAATTTTGTCCCATAATTTTATTTTTTTACTTTTTCAAAAGATCGTCCGCCAAAATACGCGCCGATCACAGTTATTAATACTAATTGAAGTAAGTCAACCCATGATGATTTAACTTCAAATTTTAATGCACCTGCGTCTATAAATATTAATAGCATGGTGCATACTATTAAAAATATTAATACTAGTGGCCTAACATTTTTACTAAGCCATGAATCTGATTTTAAATCTGCCTCCCATCTAGCTGTAATGTTTTTCTCCATTTCAACCTCGTAGTTAGCAATTAATTCTTTTATTTTTCTTTCTGCTTCTAGTTTTTCTTCAGCTGACGTGTGTAGATTATCTACAACGCCTCCTATACCTTTTACTAAATCAGCAGCTCCTCCTGAAAACAATTGTCCTAACATTATTTTTTCTTTTTATAGTCCTCGTACTTGCCAGTTTTCTTATTATAAACTTTTCTTTTACCAGTAGCTTTTTGACCTTCTTTATTTGCTTTTTCAGAATGATCTTCAACATCTACACCGCCCCAAGCCTCGTGAGTTGTCTCATCTATATAATTACCTTCTTTTATCTCTCCTTGCCAATCAGAGAATCCTTGAGGATATCTAGTTGTGTCAGTTACACTATGATGACCATGATCACCAATTCCAGTTGTGAAAAGTCCTTTTTTATCTTTCTGAACTTTACTTTGGTCTTCTACTAAATTAGGATATTCTCCTTTTTTAATTTTACCAAATTCATCTCCACCTTTCTTTTTTTTCTGTTTAGCTGGAGATCCTTTAAATCCGCTAAAACCTTTCATTTTATATGACATATTATTTATGTTTAGATTTTCTTAATATTGCTAATTCTTGTCTTAGTTTAGCTTGATCTTTCTTTTGTTGTTTTGTTAAAGGTTTACCAGAAGCATTAGCATCTTCATCAATAAAACCAATTCTCTCTTCTAGATCTATGATTCTTTCTGTTCTCTTCCTATAAGCAGATGATTTATCATCTTTAGTTGGATCGTACACCCAAGTGTCTTTATGTTCAGATGGTTGTAATTTAATCTGTTTTTTATCTATTGGCCCCTCTTGTTTAGCTGGAGATTTTTTCTTTTTAGGTACTGGTTTACCTTGTTTTCTCCATATAGCTTTACCTTTCTCGTCTAGATCTTCATATCTAACAACGTCTTCGCGTTGTTCTTTTAAAAACTTTATATCTTCTTTAGTATAGCTTGGTGGATATGTTCTTGTAGTGTCTTTTTTTTGTTTTGCTGGAGAGTTTCCAAATCCGCTAAACCCTTTCATTTTGTATCCCATAATCTATTTTTTTTAAATTGTTGTTGTTGGTCTAAAATTTTGACCTCTCATTACTTTGTTAGAATCGTTTCTACCACCAGGACCTTTGTAATTTTGAACTGTATTAGCCTCCCATTTTTTCTTTGGATCAATTGGTCTTCCATAAGCATCACATAGAACACCATCTATAACTTGTGTTGCTTTTTTATCTGCACTTTGTTTTGCTGGGGAATTACCGAAACCAGAAAATCCATTCATTTTGTATCCCATAGTTATTTCTTTTTTACTTTTTCAAATGCACTAATGCCAAAGCAACCTAATGTTACCATTACAAACGAATTATATATTGTGTCGTTAATTTCTAGTTCTCCACCCCCTACGTATCCCATGTATATAATAGCTGTAGCTAAGTCTATAATGGCAAATAATACCATTACAGCGAAAGATATAAAACCAACTACATTCTTTTCATTTATATCGTTCTTATCTTTAAATAACTTCCACATATGTTTTTAATGTTGCTCCCAAGGGAATTGTTTTCCTCCTTCTGGTACCCATTCTCCTTCATATAATATAAATCCGTTTTTTCTTGGATATTCCATACCGTTATACTTTATCCAATTGTCATCGTATCTTAATTTACCAGTTTTCATATCAACAAGATGTCTCATTTCATGAGCTAAAATTTGTCTCTCTTGTGCGCTTCCAGGCTCTACAGACACATCTATAAATATAGTGCCATCGTCATTAGCTTCCGCCTGTATACTTTGATCTAGTTTTTTTCTATACAAAGGTGTACCAGGAGATGCTTCTTCATTAAAATGAGAAAAACGTCCTTTAGTTACTTTTCTATGATTTTGTTTTGGTAGTTTAAACATATTATTCTAATTCACCTTCTATATCCATATTGTTCGCGGCTATATCCTCTACTGAATCCATTTGATTTTCTGTCTCACTGCCGTCTTCGTCTGGATCTTGATTCATAAATTTACTAACAACTCCCTTAGCGCCTTCGTGTATACCTCTAGCAGCTTTAGCCCAACCTGGTTCATTAAACTTAAGTTGTATTTCGTCAAGATTTTTTTGCGCTGCAACCACTTTGTCATCACTTACTTTTGCTGGTGATGAGTTTCCGTGGCCATAAAAGGTAGATCCTTTCATTTTATAATCTGTGTTTTTTGGAAAATTTGGCATATTATCTATCTTTATCTTTAATCATATCATCTATAGCTTTATTGTAAACTTTATCCGTATATGATTTATTCTTATAAAATACACTTCGTTCTGAAGTGGGTAAGTCTTCCTCACCTAATAGGATTCTATATATCCTACTTATCATTTGAGAGCATTTCCACGAGGTTTTAAATACAGAGTACATTATAGTAGTTCTATTTCTATGTCTCCATACATCGATAAAGTCTTGTCGTGTAAATCTTCCTTTACAATCTAAATAAATTAATAATTCTAAATCTGCATCTTTTAACCCGTAAGTTTTACAGACCCACTTTCTAGTGAGCCTGTAATACTTAAGGATATTCATTTCACGCAGATCCTGCGCGGTTAATCTCAAACTATGCTGTTGTTCTCCAGCAACCTTTAATACCTAAGTCGTTAGCACCACTTAATGATGGTCCACCAGCAAAAGTTTCAAGCCCATTGATATCTAAATCATAGAATGTTATTGCTCTATTATAGATACCACAGTTTGCTATCGCTTCCATGGTTTTAACCAAATCAGGATATTTATTAGCTGTATGTATAATTCTAATTATATCCGTACCTCCAGTACCATCTGATTTTAAAAAGTAAAGATCAGTTTGATCCAAAGCAGTTCCATCATAATGTTCACCAGCGTAAGCAACAGGATTAGCTCCCATAAAGTTTGCCATTGGATAAGCAAAAGCACTAGATAAGTTAGAAGCGCTAGGTCCATTACCAGCGGCATCATGTCTAGCTACTTGCTCTAACCAAAGTTTATCATTGTTTTGAATATCATATCCAACTGCTCCAGAAGCTGTTATAATAGTTACTTGAGAAGTATTAGCCACATCATAGTCTTTTCTTCTTAAAGCTGTTACATCTCCAGTAGCAGGGTTTGCAGCAGCAGCAAAAAGAGCTCCAGTTAAAAAGTCAGTTGTATTGTCGTTTGCCCTGTCACCAGTTGTACCAGCAGCAGCTTTAATTATTATTCTATAAGCGTCAAGCGAAGTACTATCATCGCTCGCTCCATTAGCGTGATCTACTGGTAAAAGTCCAGCGCCAGCTAAAGTTAAGGAAGTAGCGGAATCACCACCTACCTCCTGGTCACCACTAGCGTCTGATTCGTAGTAATAACCTTTTTGTCCAAAATATATATAAGGTGTTTTCATTTTTATTATTTTTTAAAAGTTATTATTAATCCTCAGTTACTGTTCCAACCACAGCTCCAGATGTTATAGTTTGACTAGGTAACTTAATGTTATTTAAAACATCAAATAAAACACCAACTCCACTTCTGTTGTCATTGTTAATTACAGCTACTATTTCATCAATTAGATTTCTTTCTGTTTTGTGTGTTGCCGCAGCAGATTTGTCTGCATGCGTAATAACTAGTTCAATATCCGCGTCAACATCAGCTGAACTTTGTGCGAAAATTGAAGAAGTTGTATCGGTCTTACTTTCTATAGATAAAACCGCGTTTTGAGGAAATAACACTATCTCATCAGATGCGTCGATGTCTCCTAATGTACCTACCTCGTTTGCAAATAAATATTTCATCGTTTTATATTTTTAAAGTTATTAATTATTAAGCGTCAACTGTTGTTATTGCTACAGCACTTACTGCAACTGCAGTTCCTGTAGATGCAATTGTTGGATACTTAAGATCAGTTCTAGCCTCACCTGTAGTTGACCCATCACCAAAAGCAGTACCTAAATCATCTTGTATCACTACAAAACCTCCATGAGGGTTTGCCATTGCGCCAGCAACCGTTTTCATTATCTCAACATGTGCGTTGTTAGTATGGGTTAATGTAAACGTGTCATATGCTGGATCTCCAGCGGATTGAGCCATCTTAGTTTTATCCTGTGGAAAAAATCTAAAAATAGTTTGATTTTCCGCGGCATTAACAGCTGTTGCTCCTACAAAATCACTTGCTTTAAAAATAGCTTGATTACCAGTAGCGTAAGTAGCGTCTTCCGCTACATATAAATACACTTCTTTTTCTTGTGCATTCATCGTGTGTTTTACGTTCATAATTCGTAATTTTTTTTATTATTAATTTGTTTTAGTTGTTAAGTTTATGGTTTTTAGTATAAGGTTTGGGCTTAATCTACTAGAACAACGTCACCATCGCGAATAACTCTATAAAGAGCGTCTTTCCATGAAATGTCGTGTCCAGCATGTTTATCGTAATATATCGTGTCTCCATCTTTCAATCCTTCAACTAAATTACCACACGATATTATTTTTGCTTTTATATAACGGTTATCTACATCAGTATCATCCGTCATTATAAGACCAGCAACCTTTTTAGGTTCTGTCTTTATTTTATCTACTATTATATATCTATTGATTGCTTTCATTCATTCTCATATTTGAAATTACACAATCTGCAGATATTATTGTTGATACTACGCTTACTGCATTTTTTAGCGCCGATTTTGTAACCAAAACCGGATCTATTATTCCAGCTTCAATCATATCAACTTTTTCTCCCGTAACAACGTCTATACCTTCTCCTTCTATATCATCATAATCTGGATGAGTGATACTCGCGTTTTCTAGCACAGTATAGAAAGGAGCTTGAATAGCCTTGAGAAGTATCTCTTCACCGACGGAGTCGGTTGAAATTTTTTGAGAAGCATTTATAAGAGCTACACCACCTCCTGGAACAATCCCTTCTTTTAAAGCTGCTTTTGTAGCATAAATAGCATCTTCTACTCTATCTTTCTTTTCTTTTAATTCAACTTTAGAATCAGCGCCTACTTTTATAATACCAACACTTCCTGATAGCATTGCTAACCTTTGTTGGTGTTTCTTTTTTAAAAAAGGATTTTTATCTTCCTTATCGATTAACTTTTGTATACTCTTAATTCTTTCTTCTATTTCTAAGTGTGGAGTATCTATAGTTAATACAGTGTTATTTTCTTTTGTTATAGCCGTATGAGCCTCTCCTAAACAACTAACATCAATTAAATCTAAATCATCACCGAGTTCTTCGTTTATTACTGTTGCTCCTGTTAAAAACGCAAAATCATCAACAGTATCTTTTTTAGTAGGACCAAAGCCTGGTAAGTCAATTATATTAACTTTAATATTACCTTTTACTTTGTTCATAAGAAGAGCGGCTTTAACCTGCTGCTCTACTGGAGCTACAATTAATAAAGAACGTTTGTTTTTTATAACGTGCTCTAATATTTTTTGTATTTTTCTTATGTTAGGGATTTCTGATCCAACTATCAATACTAATGGGTTATCAAGTTCTGCTATCTGCTTGTCCTTATCAGTAATAAAATGTGGAGATGTGAGTCCTGAGTCTATTTGCACACCATCTACAATTTCGACATATGTTTCTTCAGTTGGTGACTCTTCCATTAACACCACACCATCTTTACCTACTTTAGTATAAGCTTCTGCTATAATCTTTCCTAGTTCCGCGTCATTATTGCAACTAATTGAACTAACAGATTCGAGCATATCGCCTTCGATCTTGACAGAAATCTTATCAAGGTAATCGTTTACTTTTGTGAAACATGATTTAATACCATCTTTCACTTCTCTAATAGTCACGCTTTTTTCGCGATTATTAACCTGTTTTAACAAAGATTCAGCAAGAACAGTAGCTGTAGTAGTACCGTCACCTGCTTCTCTCACTGTATTTTTAGCAGCTTCTTTAATAAGGGTAGCACCCATATTCTCAACCGGGTCAAATAAGACTACAGATTCTGCTACTGTAACACCGTCTTTTGTTATGACCGGGAGTCCTCTGGCGTCTTCGTATATAACGCACTTTCCAGATGCCCCAAGGGTTGATTTTACTGCTTTTGCTAGCTTTTCAACGCCAGCAACTACCTTTTGATTAGCGTCACTGCCAAAACTCACGTCTTTGACAATCTCGCTAGGTTGATTGTATTCCATATTATATTAAATTAAATTTGATTAAATTGCTCTACTTTATTTTTCCTCTTAGTCTATCAGCTTTTTTCTGGTTACCTTCTGCTTCTGCTTGTTTAGCTTTTCTTTCCAACTCTTGATTTTTTCTTGCTTGTTTGTCCTTTTTTAATTGTTCTTTCTTTTTATTTAATTTATTCTTAGTTTTTGTCCCTTCGTGTCTTTTCTTCATTTTATCAGCAATGATATCTTTTTTAGAATCAACAGTGAAAGCATCTTCAACTCCACCTAAGAATAGGTTTTTCCAATTAAATCTTAAGCCCTGCGTTCCTTTTGCTTGTGCGTCTTGATAGTTTTGATGTAACCTTTGAGTTTCTCTATTATATTTTTCTTTTTTCTTAAACTTTTTAATATCTTCCTTGGTTGCTTCTGGATTTTCTACTAAATAGTCAGATAAAGCTTTTTTAGATCTTTCGTTTCTCTCTTTTTTAGCTTGTTGTTTCTCTGCCCATGTCATATCTTCATCGGCATCAATATACTCTCCGTCTTCCCATCTATCACTTTTAGTGTTTTTACCGTATATAGGTTTACCATCGGAATCGTAACCTGTTATCTCTTTATATTTATGCTTGTTTTTCACTTTTTCACTCCAAGGCACTTGAGAGGCCATTTTATTTCTCTCTTCTTGTTCAAGTTTTTGTTTCGCTACATCTTCATCTGTACCTTTACCATCAAGTATTCTTCTACTTCTTTCGCTACCAACGTCTTTATCGGCCTTCATCTCTTCGATTTGACCTTCTAACTTCTTATTTCGCAGTTTTTCGTATGTTAGTTCTTGAGATTCGTCCTCAAGTATAGGATCACTCTCTTGTTTAGCTGGAGAACTACCCATACTTTTGAATTTTGTTGTATTTCCGGATCTTAATTTGAATGCCATGTGTTATTTTTTTAAAAAAGGGGAGATTTTACTCCCCTTTATCGTTATTCGAACGTTTTTACTACTTTCGGACCCTTAATTGAGTCTAATTTCTTTGAGAAATGGTCAACGCTGCCGTCAATTGCTGCTTCGGCACCGCTTATGGTCTCTCTCCGTGTAACATCGTGCCAATTTTTGTCATTATCTGGATCAGAACACTCCGTTTGGTAAAATCCATTCGGTAATTGTGTAATTCTCCAGTTCTTTTTGTCAGCTAGATGTGTCCACTGGTTAATAGTTTTTTCATTCGGTTTAATTGGGTACGTTGTTGACGTACTCTTGTAATACAAATAAGTCATAATTTTGGTTTTTTGGTTAATAATTGACTTGGTCTAGGGTCTTTCCCTATTTTTTATCTTTTTTGGTCAAAGAACTAACAGCAGAAATTGCCGCTGGGATAAACTGCACCCATTTTCCTGGAGATTTTTTCTTACTGGATTTAATTACAGTTGTTGTTTTTACTTCTGGTCCTGGTCCTCTTGCTCCTGGATTTTTAATAGTTGTTCCTTCTTTTGGAGAAACTTTTTTACCACCACTCTTTTTAAATTCTAAATAAGCGTCTAAATGCTTTTTATTTTCTTTAGAACCTACATATCTGATATCTGGAGCATTTTTACCTTTTGCCCAAGCGTCATATTTGTTTTGATCTATTTTATACGCTCTTTTGTCAGTACCGTGTATATCGTATGTTTGTTTAGCTGGAGATTCTTTTTGTTTTATCCCTGGAAGAGTATGTCCCTTCATTTTATAAGGTGAATATGCCATGATTTTTTATTTTTTAGTTTTTGGTCCACGACCGTGATTATTTGCTTTTTTCCCGTAAACATCAGGATCGTTAGTTTGCTTACCACCGCCTTCCATATTTCCAGGTTCGTTTTTATATTTTATATATTGTGCTTTTGTTACTTTTTTACCATCTATTTTATACCAATACTTGTCTTTAAATTGGTGAGGCTGCCAGTGCGGATCTTTTGTTTTTCTTCCATCGTGAAAATGAACTTTATTTTTAGGTCCGTCTTTCATTACTTTTCTTTGCTTTGCTGGGGATTTAGTTTTTTTTTTCTTCTTTGGAGGTTCTGCTTTTCCTGTTGGATTGTCATCGTCGTACTTTTCCAAGTCGCTGTATTTCTCCATATCACCTTCTTTAGGTTTAACAGGTTTATCTTTTTTAGATTTATTATAAAGTCTCATGTCTTCTTCATACTCAGCTTGAGCATCGTCTAGTTGACCATGGGCAGATTCTGTAGATTTTTTAGGTTTAACTATCTTTCTTTTAAAACCAGGATCTATATCTTTTTTAGTATATGCTCCTGACGCAATCATTTTGTCAGCATCGGCAGGCGTAAACCCTCTTTCAGATATTAAAAACTCTTTTAAATCGTTGCTTTTATCTTTTTTTTGTTTAGCTGGAGACTCAAATGAATGATCATAACTACCAGTCTTCATGTCTTTAGCGGGAGATGATCCCATGTTTTTAAATCCAGGTTTATTACCTGATCTCATTTTAAATGCCATAATTTTATTTTTTATGCGAATGTTTGATTTTGACCAAAGTCATCTGTTATTTGACCTGGATCTGGTTCATTGCTCGCCACATTGTTAAATATTGTCTTCATATCTTTGTTAGATATTTTTTTGTTTCCATGCTTATCTTTGTCATCATGCCCAAAGAACGTAAACACATCGTAGGGTATACCTTTTTCTCTAAAGTTTTCCCAAGTTGCTCCTTCCATTAACTTCTCTATCTTCTTAACATGCTCGTTTGTAAATTTGTCTCCTGATTGATAATCGAATATACCTTGCTCTTGTAAAAAGTTTTGTGTTGATTTATATCTAGCGTAAACCTCTTGTGGTTTGGCAAGTTCTGAAGAATCAAATTGATCACTCTTTCCAGTACCTCCTTTCGCTTTATTTAAAAACGATTGTGTTCCTTCCAACATATTCATTGTTCCACCTGTTACAGCGTGTGTTCCTTCGTGTATACCTAATTGCTTTGATTTTTCAAAACCTTGTATGTTACCAGTTTCATCAAGATATTGCTTGTTAAAGTATAAATTAGAGCTTGGCATGTATTGAGTGTACGCGGCATCTTTTAAACCTAACTCTTTCTTTTCTTCTTTTGTTAGTAATCTTCGCGCGTCATGCATTCCATAACCTACTCTTCCACCTTCTTTCGTCTTGTTTGACGGGTCATTCCATATTGAGTTGGCAAGTCTTTTTTGCCTAATTTCTAATAGTTGTTCTGATGTTGGGTTTTCTATACTCTCTGTACCTCCTTTACTTTTTTTACTTAATTCACCTGCCTTTGTTATCTCGCCACCACCAAACATATCAATCTCCTTATTTAATCTATCTTTATAGGCTTTTGTCTGTAAATCTTTTTCTATAATACTTCTACCCTCATCAACTCCAGGTATACTTGATTTATTTTTTTGACCTTCATTCCATTCTTCTACCGTTGGTTCAACCGTCTGCCTCAAAGGAGAATGAGATTTACGAGGTGCAACTCTTTTTTGAGTTGACCCTATATTCCTAAAATTAGGTTTATTTCCAGATCGTAGTTTAAATCCCATTATTTATGTAATTTGAGGTTAGGATAAATTTCTTTGTGTCTTTTGATTGTTTTACCAGGTCCATAAGGTTCTTTTTTTACCCAGTCATCTGGAACTGGCCCTAAAGCTAAAGTGTGTTTTGCACTATTTTCCTTACCCTTAACCTTTTCGTTAATTTGTTTTTGTTTGTTTCTGCTTGGATACTTTTGCTTCAAAGGTGATTGATTTCCTTTACCGTAAAATGTAGAACCCTTCATCTTGTAAGCCATGTTATTTCTTGTATTTGGTTTCCTTTACTATAGTTCCAGGAAATTTGTAATTCTTACCTGGTTTCATAATCTTTACGTTACCAAGATTATCTTCACCTCTAACTTTGAAATCAACACCCTTCATAGTTATGTCTCCAGATGGTATAATATTCATCTTCTTTTTAACATCCGGTGAATTCCTTTTATACCCTTCCGTTGAAAGACATTGGCAAGGACCAGTGCATCTACAGTTCTTCTTTATAAATCCTAATAGTGGTGAGTTTCTCATATTCTTTATTATCACATAGTAAAGTGATTATTTACAAAAGTGTGACAATAGGGTGTTACTAATAATATTTAACTACCTTATGTCACATATACGGGTACTTATATATAAAGGTACCGGTACCTCGGGATATTGCAAACATTGGGGTCAAGCGTTGCTTTTCCTTTTTTGGGGCCCCCTCCCCCATTTAAATCAGCTTTTTTTCGCCCGGTCCCGCTATTTTTGTCTTCGTTTTACAATTTCGTTTGCGTTTTGCTTTTCATATTTATATTATCTATTTCTTTTCGTAATTAAATTGTATTTATATATTTTCACATTTTTATTTTACAATATTAATACGACTGTTGTTGGATAATATAAATGTAAATACAAACAAACAAATGCTAAATAACAATTACACAGTGAGAGTCGCAGAGCAATACATACTAACTAATAATATCAATTAAACAATTAGTATACTTTTATACAATGTAAATACGACTCAATGTAGATAATATAAATGTAAATAAAATAAATAATAATTAAATAAATAAAACTATGTCAGTAAGTAAATTAGAAACAAAAAGATTTGTAATCAGAAAGTCATTAATCGGTAAAAATACAATTATAACTTTTGTAAACAAAAAACAAGAAAAAGTATCATATAATCATGATGAAGTGTATAATGCACATAAAGAAAGATTTGAAGCAATGAATTGTTTTGCTAAGTACAAATCATACACTAATAGTAATGCAATTCCAGCATTCTGCAGAGAATTAGCGCTATAATTAGTAGTAGAAATCTGAGAAGTAGTAACTCCACGTGAAGTGCTTATTAGCGTGTAGTGTCTCAACTCGTAGTTGAATAACGTTTAGCGAGTTATAAAAAATGCGAATGTATCATGTCGTTTAGTCGATAAGTGTGAATGGTTATTAGTAGTTCGATTCTACTCCACACTACAATATAAACAATAAATTAAAATTATGAAGAAAATCAAAATGAGTGTTGCAGCACTATTAATTGCAGGAATGAGTTATGGGCAAATGAGTGAGCCAAAAGTAGAATTAACAAAGTGGGAAGTGAGAGAAATGATAGCCACTATAGATGATATACTTGAGTGGCAACAACAAGATATTGAAGAAGCTCAATACAATGGTGAAGATTGCTCTTGTGGTTCTTATGAAGAACAATGGGGAAGTAACTATTGGTTAACACTAATGCGTGAAGAATTATACCTCGCTTATACTAAAAATAATTAATAAAATATAGAAATTATGACTAGAAATGAATTAAAAGACTTGTGGTTCTCTATTCCACGACAAGAGAATAAGAAAGAAATAAGAGTGGTATCATTAGAGTCACATACTGATTGGTTCATAGTAAGAGTAATCACTGATGTTGTAGGATATTACTCAACTAGCTCTGCTGGATTTTATACTCTTGAATCAGCAATGAAATTTGCACAAGAAAGAGTGAAAAACTTAGAAGGAAATTATAAACTACTATTAAAATAAAATAAGATATGAGAGATTTTAGTATAACAAGAAAGAATAATAATACTTGGTATCACGCGAAAGTAACTGATAGTTATGGTAATAAATATGATAATTACTTTGAAACTGCTTATGAAGCGAACGAGTGGATTTACTACGTGTGGGAGAAGGAAGATTGGTTTAATAGTCAAAACTCGCAAGATTTATTAGCAAATGCAATCGCTAACTGTATAGAATTAGACAAAAAGAGTGGAATATTAACAGGAAATAGAGATAATTTAGACTAATGGGAGCGTGGATAATACTAATATTAATAACTATAATGATAGGTAGTTATTTACTAGACGAATAAATACAAATCAAATACGACAATAGAACGATAATATAATCAAATAAAATATATAATATGAACAAAATTAAATTTCTAAAAAACAATTACATTCAATTAAATCAAATAATTTATAAACCATACACTGTTTGCCAATTAGCTTCTACTAGATTTGGTGAAGTGGATGAAGATGGTAATTCTTACATCACTGAATGGTTTAACTATAAAGGCTTCACTTATGTTGCAGTGTAAATGTAATAATTTAATACCTCAAGGCCGAGTTACTCTTGGGTTCAAAGTATGCGTAGACTGCTCAACTACCGAGCAATATGGTTGTGCTCCACTTATAAACCACAAGACCGGAAATTCCATACAGATTATGTCAAGCAGTGACGCTGCTCGCATATCCAAGATGACTCAGCGAAGAGGTTATGGAACACTATTAAAATAATAAATATGAACAGAGAAATAGCAAATATAATAACAGTATTAGATTTTGAAGTTGGAAAAGTATTCCAATATAAAATAAACAGTGGTTTTACTTACATTGGTTGGGACCCAGACGAGGAGAGTTGTGAAGAGTTTTTAACTCACGCTGGTCATAATTTACAAAACTGTGAGTGGATGACTCATGATAACGAAGAAATAATAAGAACATGGAAGAAGTAGATATACTATTAAAGAGGTGGATTATTAATTCCATTATAAGAGAAGAAGTGAGAGAAGCTATAGTTCAAATGAAAATGGAAGCTATGGACAGAGCTTATGCTCAAGGTCATAAAATGGGTGTTGAAGCAAGTTTAGATTACAAAACAAATACGAACACTAAAGGATAATATATATAAATAAACAATATGAATAAATACGATAAAGAACACGAGAAAAATCAAAGATATTACGAGAAATATATAGGTGACACTAGATACGAAAAAGTATGGGAGCAAATGCAACTACTTGGTATTGAGGATGTTAGCACAAAAAGACAAGAGAAAAATGGTACAATAGTTTGGCGATTACCAATAAAAAATAATTGGCCAGAACAAAATCCTAAGTTTATTGAAGTGGCTAGTTTCAAGACAGGTTATGTGCGTAACCAAAATAGTGGTTACAGTAACTACCAACTCAATAAGAGATGTCAAAGTGAACCAATGTATTTCAAAGATTATGAAACTATTTGGCATGATAACGGTGAATACACTCAGAAATGGACTGGTAAGTACAGAAAGTTCGAGACAAGAGGTTGTGTACTAATACCAATAGAAATAGATAGACTAGAGTATTTAATAAAGTATTGTGTTAAAAACTATTACATAAAAAATGCTAATCAAGTGCCAAATGGCGAGTTTTATCCAAAGTGGATGTATGAAAGTGATAATTTGACACAAGACAAGTATAATGAAGCGTATAATAATGGTTATGCGGCCGCCGAAGTAGATTACAAAGGAATGCTAAACGATTTATCAGTGACAGTAAATGGTAAAAGATATAAAGTAATATGAGAAGAATAATAGAATATTTCACAAAAGAAGATCAAGATAAGAAATTAATCAGAAAAATGAAAGAATATGAGCAAAAAGAAAAAGCTAAACAGCAAGAATCCAAAATACTGGGACAAAAGCCAGTTAAAGGAAAAACCAATAAAGAAAAAAGTACTGTACAATGAAGTAAAAGGAGTTAAGGTGTACGGAGTATGGTACGAATAATGAGGTGAGGGTGGTAATGTGTTGCCCGGACTGGTTGAGCTAAGACGACTATAGTTATACTATTGAACTCAATATTATTTGCGTAACACAAACGGCAGGATAAAGCAGAACCGAAACTCGGCTTACCGAAACTCGGTAGAACCACACCTGCCCCACCTCAAATATAGTGTGCGCGAGACGTGTATGTGATTTACAAAAGATAAACGGTCGGACGGAATCCATTGTAAACACAATCTTACTCGCATGACACTAGCTCCTTAAGCGATAGCGGTAATCCTCGGTACTCCTTTTTGTGGGTACTCGATGCAATCCGTGCTGTTGGGAGCGGGAAACTAGATACAGGAGTAGGTGCTAATACGTAAACGTTTTTACGAGCTGATTAGTACTGAAGGTATTACTGACGAGTATGAGGTTCGATTCCTCACTAGTTACAAATATACGAAGAGTAATGTACTAGTAAGAGTCTTCTAGACACGCTCAGAACGGCATTACCTTCGTTTTATACAAAATAAATACGAATAAAGTAGGATAATATAATTAAATAAATAATAAAAACATGACAAAAGAACAATTAGAAACAAATTTAGCAGCGTTAAAGCTGTTACAAAGCGAAACAAATGACAAGTTAACTGACCATAAGGTACAGATATCTTTATTAGAAAAACAATTAGAAGACTTTAATAAACCAGAGTTAACACCTATGCAACTTGATAATATTCAAGAGGCTGTTGAACAAGCTATTGAAAACTACAGCTTTAGTGATTGTGACAACTATGAGACTGACTTTAGTCTTGACTATGATGGTAGAGTACAGTTAGAAAGTATAGATTTACAAGATACTTATGAGTTAACTGAAATGATAGTATCTAAAGTACACAACTTATTTAAAGAAGCTGATTGCCCAACTGATGAAGAAAATGCAAGAGATGATAGAGAAGCTGAACAAGTTGCTGACCAATTAAATACACAAACTGTAGCAGAAAAAATTATATAATATGAAATTAACTAGTAAAAAAGTAAAAGAATATTTCGCTTGGCGAACAGATGAAGAACTAAAACACTGTCCTGATTGTATATCGGCAGCTTGTAATGATATGTATGTAAAGTTTAGCAACGAGTTTACTACACCAAAATT